CTCCTCTGGAATGACTACTGCCCCTGCGGTACTGGGCCCCCAAAATGACCCTCGTCCGGCTTCATCAATGCCAATTTCTACTTTGCTATCGGAATGAAATCGTGTTGCAAGCATGGTTGTCCTATTCTAAGGTGTGGCGAAAATAAAATCAAATTTTCATCGAAATAATCGTCCAAATGTAAAGTTGATATTTAACAGTAGAGATGGTAATTAAGGCAACTCTTTTTGTACTTATTATTTTGCTAGTGGGCGTCGTCGCTCTATCCTGTTATTCAGGTGAGGAGGGCTTTCAAGCTCTTCAGCCAAACAAGAGGTATAACTTCTACTTGAATCGTTTCAATGCACCGGCTGCCGCACCAAGATGTCTGAAAACACTCGCGGGTAACAAGATTGGTACATGGGACTGTATTCCTAATGATATTACTCAAATGTGGTTTTTGAATGAAAACGGTAACCTTATGCCAAGCGATCCTGCCTACAAGGGTATGTGTGTCCAGTATAATGCAGATAACACTCTAAGTCTAACAAAGTGTACTCTGAACTCCACTCGATTTAAGTACATTAATAATCGTCTGGAGATTTTAGGCAGCAATCCTCGTCGCTGTCTCAATCTAAAAGGTGGAAAATATGACAATGGTTCGCCTATCGATGCGGTAGAGTGTGAGAAGGCACGTCAAGATACTGTTACATGGTTTATCAATGTTGCTCCACCAACAGATGCGGAGAAGGCAGCGGCAGAAGCCGCAGCAGCCAAGAAGAAGGCAGATGATGCTGCCGCAGCAGCCAAGAAGAAGTTAGAACAGGATGCAGTAGCAGCCAAGAAGAAGTTAGAACAGGATGCAGCAGCAGCCAAGAAGAAGGAGAAAGAAGACAGAGAAAAGAAGATTGCAGCAGCATTGACTACATTGGCCGCAGGAGGAACCATTCCGCAGAATAATCAAGTGGCAGCTCAGAACAGTATTAGCCAAACGGATGCGAATGCCCTAGACCTACAGGACAAGATGTCTCTCTTGAAGAATGTTCAAAAAATGGTACGCAATGAACTCATTGCCTCCAGAAGCACCGATTGTTTATTACCTGAAGAGGGGTGCCCAATGTCCGATTCTTGTGCTCAAGGAAAGGAATATGAAAAGAGCTCGTACAAGGATACGCCAAAGAAGGCAGACGATAAATCCTGTCCACCGATGCCAAATATGAGTGAATACATTAAAAAAGATAAGATTCCATGCTGGGGCTGCTCATTAGATTATTAAATAGAATTGCATTTCGCGAACGTTAGAAAAGATAACTCGAGAAAGTAGGATGTTTGCCTTTCTCGCATTACTTTTTGTTTTAATAGTGATTTATCATTTTACCTCGAGCAGTAAGTTTCGTGAGGGTTTTGACCCCGTGAATACCTCACCGTCTCACAAGGTTAATATACCAGTTAATGTCATACCACCTTCTATTCCTCCACCTCCGGCCAGAAGTATAGAGGATTCCAATGTCAAGCCATCAGATTTACCAGGAAGTCTACCGATTGCACCTTATGAACAGATTGCAGCCATGAGCCCACTTCCGTATCAAGATACAACATTGATTAAGGCCAATCGGCAGCAACTTGTATCCATGTTAGAATTATTGAAGGGGTTTTTAGCGTTTGAGGCACAAGAGATATCGGAGCGTTCCGATCCAACCATTCAACTACCATTAAATACGGCAAGGGCTGATTTCCGTACCTTACAGGCGGAAGTAGAAGTACTCAATCGTAATCCAGGTCTACAACCCACTATTACGCTATCACACTTAAATGAGATTGCTTCTAATTTGTCTTATTTACAGCGTGAGGTTCGCTTGATTGGTGCGGCAGGTCCCATCCAGGGTCCAATCTATGAATTTACCCAACCGGTTCAAGTGAAGGGTGGAGCTTTGGAGGGGTTTGTAGATGCTACGACGGGTACTACGACGAGTACTACGACGGGTACTACGACGAGTACTACGACGGGTACTACGACAGATACTGCAACGGGTACTACAACGGGTACTACTACACAGGATGCATCAAAGCAGGTAGCCACACCAGATGAGCTAAAAGAGTTTGTATCCAAACTACAAGCTGAAATTATTCGTTTGTCTGCGAGTGGAACAACGGACCCCATTGTCAATGCAAGAATTGTAGCACTCACGAATCTGAAATCAAACATTCAGACGATTCTTGATCAAGTATATATGAAGGCACTTCTACCAAGTGAAATACCTGTTATGAAGGCTGACATTGACAAGGCATTCCCAACTATCCAGGATATCAATCAACCGATTCCTGAAATCATCAAACGGCTAGGACTTCCGCCTTGGTTGGCCAATCTGTTACCCGCGAATATCCAAAATGATCCTGCGATAACACGTCAAATCAATAAATTAATTGATAATTATGCGGACACAGTGGTCAATGGTCTAAGTGCCTCTTTTGCAGTAAAATATACCTCGCCCCGTCAAGTGGAACAAGCGAAGGCTCGGCAATCAACACTTTGCAAAACAGGATTTCCTTCCATGGCTGATTTAGACAATGTAAGCAATGCTAAGTTCACACCCTGCGGAGGAGAACGTGCTGTTACGGATCCTCTTGCTCAACGCCCAACCGAAGAGGGTCGTGGTCCTGCCCATTTTGACTGGAAAAATCGTTCAAAGGAAATTGCGGAACAAATCAAAAAGAGAGGACTTAATCCATCCGATTTTGGTGTCATGAAGCAAAATGAAAAAGTATCAAAGGATTTCTCTTGGAAGGGATATGCCTACATGATGTGCACACGCTTACAGGCAACAATGGACCCCGCCCTGCCCGAGACTTGTGGTTGTCCACCAATGGATTGGAAAGGATGGCATATTTCCAAATAAGATGATAAAGTAGACATGGATTTTGTAGTAGAATCCGAGATAATCATTCGTGCGGTAGATAAACCGTTTAATGAACGTCAGATCTTAGGTTCATTCCCCACAGCAGACTTGGCTTATCATTTTGTAGAAAAGTATTTAATTGATACACGCGACCTGCATACCTATTTTTCAAGACAGTACCTTTGTCCAAAAGATGAATATGAAGATCGTATTCGAGAAAACAGAATCGTGGCTATCAATGTAGTATTGGGACAATTTGAAGACATGATATATGTTCGAAAGGCAGAATAAGTTTCAGCATCTGTTTTACTTTAAACAGAAGTTAAAAAGTAGGATACGAACAGAATGACACCATCAATCGTCCAACTTATTATATTCTTCGTTGGTTTGGTCATTGGATTGTATTTTTCCAGTGTAATCAAAACAGAAGGATATGCTGACTATAGTCCGGCATGTCCCGAGTGCAAACAGCCAGATATGTCGAAATATGTGCTAAAGAGCTCCATACCGCCTTGCCCCGCTTGTCCTGATTTAAGCAATTATATTCTGAAGAGCGAATGCCCTCCTGTGCCAGATCTGGCCAATTATGTGCTGAAGAGCTCGATACCGAAGCAGAATCCAGTCATTCTAGACTGCTCGAAGTGTCAGAAGGCCAAGGGTGAATGCCCGCCCTGCCCGCGTGCTCGTTGCCCCGAAGTCAAATGTCCTCCTGCAGCGAAATGTCCTGCATGTGCTCCTTGCCCAAGGACGACTTGCCCCCCGGCTGTGGTGAAATGTAAGGCAGAAGAGGTTGTTCCCCCTGATCAACAGCTGGTTCGTCCCTATTTAACCCCTCTGAGTTACCAAGGATTTGGTTCGACTTAATTGTGTTTTAACTAATATCCATTTTTAATATTACTTATTAAATGTCATTAGTTAATTATTTAGCATCAAAGAATTGTAAGATTGAAGAGGGTAACTGTCGAAATATCTATCGTCAGACGATGATTTTACAAACAATGTTATATGACCCAAATAAAAACAACATTCTTGAAATTGGTTTTAATGCAGGGCATTCCGCTGATTTGTTTTTAAATACTAAAGAATCATGCACGGTGACCAGCTTTGATATAGGATATCATTCCTACTGTAAAATTGCAAAGGAATTTATCGATACTAAATATCCCAATCGGCATACACTCATTCTTGGAGACAGTACAAAAACAATTCCGACATTTCAAACGGATAACAAGTATGACCTCATTTTCATCGATGGAGGTCATCAGTATCAGGTAGCTAAGGCGGATTTATCTAATTGTAAAAGACTGGCACATTCCGATACGATTGTTGTCATGGATGATACAATGTATAGAAAAGATTGGGAAACAGAATGGACGATTGGACCTACAAGAGCATGGCAAGAAGGACTTAAAAGTGGTTTGATAAAGGAATTATCCCATTATAATTTTGAAAGAGGTAGAGGTATGTCATGGGGGAAATATAATATGTAGAAAGGAATGATATTCTGTATAAAAAATAGTTCACGTCAGAAATATTCCATTTATTAATCACAAAAAAAGATAGAGGAAATGGATACCAGATTTTGGGGACCATCAGGATGGAAAATGCTCCATCTTATCACGTTTGAATACGAATACTCGCCAAAGGCAGCCTCCACAATGTCCGAATTTCTTGAAACATTACCTTTCATTTTACCCTGCAAATATTGCCGAGCTTCCTTGACGGATTATTATCGCCAGTATCCTTTTGAAAAGGGTCAACTCGCCTCAAACTTTGACATTAAGAAGTGGATGTATAAGATTCATAACTGTGTGAATGACAAGTTACGCAAACAGGGATTAAATCCATCACCTGATCCTTCCTATCAAAAGGTCAAGCAGTTTTATGAAACATGGAGGAAGTGTGACTGGAAACAGCAACTCAGTACCTTCTGGGACTTCTTGTTTGCAGTCGCTTATAATCATCCTGTGCAAACAGCACCACATTCCAAACCCATGCCTGATTGTCCAGAGGAGGTTTATCAATGCAAGGATAAGTGTGAAAAAAATAAATGGAACGTGTTGCCTACGACGGACCGAATGCATTGGTACAAACGTTTTTGGTCTCTTCTTCCGGCCGTCTTGCCAGTAGAAATAGCCAAAAAATGGAAGGAAGTTGAGCGTTCACATATGCCCATACTACAGAGTCGACGAACGGCCTTGGCATGGCTATGGAGAATGCGATGTGGTCTCGATTCTAACTTTCAGGATCCTTACGCCTCTGTCTGTCAACGAGTTGCATCCTTTTCCAGTGATTGTGGAAAAAAGAAACGAGCCATTACATGTCGTAAACGTACGATGGGAAAAACAATCAAAAATAAGAAATAGTTATTTAGGCAGAAAGTAGGAGATACAATGGAAGAATGGTATCAAAAAGGATTTATTTATGCTTTCATTATCGTTGTTGGAAGTCTACTAACGGTAGCAACCTTTGATACCTGGCAAACAGTGTTATTGATGTGTTTACTTCTTATTTCCATCAGTTATGTTTTTGTGCTGGGTATTGATAAACTCAGTGTACAGAGTGTAGGTGATATTGAAGAAGGATTTACTTCGAACAAAGAATCGGAAGCAGCCAAATCAAAATACGAATGGTTAACCAATGATGACCTATTTGATGACTTTTATGCGTCTGTTTTCACAAAACTATCTATGAATGAAAAACTGGTACAGGCAGAATCTGCTATTTGCATGGAGGAATTTACCAAGCGGCGTCCAAAGGAACAGCTTGTTATTCTCGACGCAGGATGTGGTATTGGTGTCGGCACCGCCTCGTTTAAGAAATTAGGTGCAGGTTCAGTGGTTGGTATCGATAAAAGTCCAGCTATGATACGTTATGCCAAAGGAACTACCCTACCAAATACTACACTCACTGATACCCAGAAACAAGACATCGAGTTCCGTCAGTTTGATTTGATGGGTCCAGGTGCGGCGGGTGCGGCTGAGTTCACCAATGCGGTTCTTCTGTATTTCACGGTGTACTATTTTAGGGATTTGGAAGCCCTCTTCCGCAATCTGGCTCTATGGGTGAAGCCAGGAGGTAGTTTAGCGATTGAGGTAGTGAACAAATATAAGTTTGAGCCGATTTTGGACTCGAGTAATCCATGGGTTGGATTCAGTCCGCAGAAGTATGCGAAGGAGCGTTTAACGAAATCGAAGGTGGTCTTTGACAAGTTTGATTATGAAGCCGAATTTGATTTGGAAGATCCCAATGCAGAGTTCCGTGAAACATTCCGTTTTAAGGATGGATCCGTTCGCCGTCAGAAGCATCATTTATTAATGCCGTCCATTGCGGATATTACGAAGAAGGCGGAAGCGAATGGATGGACCTATACCAAGTATGTAGACTTGATGCCATTATCCTTCTCCTACGGATATTTACTCTTTTTTACTCGTAATGCAGAATAATATGCTACATTTGATGATAGGTTATCACGCTATGTAGAATAATGAGCCGAAATAAAGCAATCAGAAGTGTAATAAAAAATAATAAAACTAGTAGAGATGGTCACACATACACGAAAAAGATTCCGACGCAACCATGCCTCTATGTCAGGAGTGCGTAACAAGACGCATAAGCATCGATCCCATAAAACACATAGGACTTATAAGAGAAAAATGAGGTATTCTCATACAAAACGTAAGGGTGGTGTAAACAGTGATAATGAAGATAACAACAATGACAGCAATGACAGCAATGACAACAATGAAAACAATGACAGTGATATCATTGATGACAGTGATAATAATAATGATAGTGAAGGGTATACCAATTATGGTTACAGGCCAGCTATTCGGGAAGGGCCTGTTGCACCACTGTCTCCAGGTGATCGACGATGGTTGGATTTGACCAATCAATTCTTACAAACACGGCCACGTGATGTACCAAAACACCTCTTTAAAGGTGTTATGAGTAATCGCAAAATGCATAATAATTATGAAAAATATGAAAAATGGAGATTAAATAAGTATGCATCCGAAAATAATCTAACTTTTAAGCATAAAGGTAAAAGACGATTATACAATCTTGATACAGTATTTATTCTTATTGAACTTACATATGGCAAGATGGGGAGAAGAATGAACGACATATTATGGGAAACTAATGATAGACTTCATAGCTATTTGAATGCAGAATGGGCAGATCTTATTGAAAAAAGACGATATAAAATCGCACAACCTAACGAAACCAAATCGAACGTACATAATACGCGTCCGTTTCCTTATTCTTCAAAAGAATTTCATCCCATAACTTATCAAAGTCGTCGCTATGGAGATATTGAAAAGGCAATCTATCAAGATCGTATATACAATTCCAATTCCAACTCCAACTCCAATTCCAACTCCAATTCCAACTCCAATTCTAATTAAAGTACAAAAATAGAAAGCTGTTTAAAATCATTGAACACGACTATATGCGGTTCTTCACTTCCCATCCTAAATCATGCACACTAACATGGTATAAATAAGGGCATAGTATGTAGTACAAATATAAAATACAGATACAAACAGAATAATATTAATAATACGAATGTTTGTATCATTCACTACACATTATTCTATTTTTCCTTTATGCTGAAAATAAAAAATAGAATAATCATACTATATTATTTACGAACGTCTTGTCTTTCTGCGAAGAGGATGTTGTTTCCGTCCCTTCTTATGAGTGTGTTTTTGCCCCTTCTTATGGGTATGTATCTTGTGAACACGCTTTCCCTTCTTTGGGTACATGATCATACCCTTTCGCCTTGTCACTCGCTTCTTGTATTTACCTCCACGGAACACCTTACCGTTTATCCTTCCTGGAACAAGGCATTGTGGATTGGAGATTTTTTGGAAGAAAGGAAGATCCGAGACAGGGGTGGGTGGAATGACATTCTTTCCATTGTTGTTTGACATGCGGACGCTCTCGATATTCTTCATAGCCTTCTCCAGATTACTATTTTTGTTTGCAGGTTGGTTATTTCTATTGCCTCCTGCTAATCTATAAAACTTATTATTGAACTTGATGCGGTATTGTTCATACACCTCCTGAGGGAACAAACCAAGGCGGACCAATTCTGCAATCTCTTCAGGATAGATCAATGCATCGCAACCAGGAATAACACAACGACCCGCATCGGCATTTGCATAGAAAGTAGGAAGTAGACCACTGATACGATTAATCAGTACTTCATTATCTACAAATTGATTTTCATGAAGATTGATCTCACCGTTCTTTCTTCGATGGCGGAACTGAATAAGCTTGTCTCGTTCTTGATTTGAATTATAATCGGTATTATTTACATTCGATTGCATAACAGCATCAAAACCATATCGATGAATGACAGGTAACAACTCAGGATTGCTAAAGTTGGGTTCACGTCGTTGCACGTTGATACGATTCGCATTTTCCACATTAGGACTGGGAAGTTCAGTTGCAAGTGGAAAATTTGCAGATGGAAGATTGTATGCTTTTCTGTTTAATTGATCGATAATACGTTGTCGTAATTCTGGATTGGCAGGAGGGACGGGTGGTATATCCTGTCTTCTTATTCCTTGAGGTCTTCGTTTCGCCCTTTCTGCATCAAATATTGCATTTACTTCTGCGACAGAAGGAACATCCGAAATAGCCTTTGCAGTATTCCAAGCCGCTTCTACCAGCGGTATCAATGCATCCTTTCTTCGCATTTGACCGGCTTGTGGATTCAAAGCAAGACCCGCCTGTCGAATGGCCATATAACGTGCCGCTTTTTCAATGACACCTCCTCCAAAATTAGTCTCACGGCAATTGTCTTGAAATGGGTCAGGACCCAAGTCAATTCGATAATCGGGTATGGGATACAACGGGGGGAGGGGGTCATTGGGACTCGCTAATTGATAGTGTCGATGTTGGTCCCCTGGAATATTTGGATCTTTACCACAAATTCTACCACAGATTGTACAGAACATAATGTTACCCTCGGGCGTCTTGTATTTTTCATAGAGTTCTTCATGATAGACACCACCTTCCTCTTTACAGTTATGACTCATGTACATACATCCATCGATGCGATTTACACTACGTAAACAAACAGGACATACGACATTATCATTTCGAGTTTTAATATCATCTAAGAAGGCATCATCAAATGTGGATACATCTGACCGTGACATTCCAGTCCACAACAATGGTCGTGGAACAATGCGGAATCGTGTACGTAAGAGCTCTAGAATCTCAGGATTCTGAATCCTATTATCATCTACCATTGTTTGAATGTTGGCAGTTGGTTTAGCACCATGATCGAGAAGTATATTAATTTGTTCCATGTTGTTACGGCGGATTGCCAGTTCGAGAGCCGAAACACCTTGGTCATCTCGGTAATTTGGATTCGCACCCGCAGTAAGTAATAACAACATAACCTCTGTTAGGTTATGTGCCGCCGCCGCTATAAGAGCTGTATAGGAACGTTGGAACTGATCATTTAAACGTATGGGAGGTTGTGCTTGAAGAAGGAGACTGACTGTTCCAACACGATCGGGATTTTTTCCATTTGCAATAGCATACAACAATGCAGATAAATTACTTTGTGCTCTTTGATTTACATCTGCACCACGTTCTAGTAATGCAGCGATCATCGCTTGGTTTCCATTATGAGATGCAAACATGAGAGGTGTTAAATTTTGTCCATTTCCTCTATTAACATCGGCACCTAACTCAATTAATCTATTAAAAATATCCATATCTTGACTCAATACCGCCATGCATAATAGGGTATTTTGATGACTCTCTGGATCGTGTGTATTCGGATCTACTCCGTGATCTAACAACGATAGAATCAATCTCTTTTTATTTGGATATCTAGGGTCATTGAAGAGATCGACAATTGGTATTTTACCATCATTTGGTAAAATATTAGGATCTGCTCCGTGTTCTAACAGTAATAAGGCAGCGTTTGTTTTTTTATTTTTAATGGCTCGAGTAAGTGCTGTCTCACCATCTGGATCTCTATGATTTATCTCAATACCCTGTACTTTTAATAGGGCGGTTAGAACCTTTGGATCCTTATTAAGTGAGTACATCAGTGGCGAAATACCATTAGTAGGTATAATATTAGGATCTGCTCTGTGTTCTAACAATAATAAGGCATTATTTTCCTTATCTACCTGAATGGAAACAGCAAGTGCCGTCCGACCAAGTTCATCCCTATGATTTATATCAATACCATTTACTCGTAGCAGGGCTTGTAGAATCTTTGGATCCTCAAAAACGGAGATAATCAGTGCAGAATTACCTTTATTATCTACAATATTCACATTCACTTTCTTCTGTATAAGTTTATTGACGAATTTGATATTATTGCTCATGATTGCATACATGAGTGGTGACGCACCATCATTTGATTGTGTATCCTTATCAGTACGAGGATCGTCCAATAGGTGGTCTAATATCTTATCCTCGGCAGGTGTGCTGTTTTTATGAGTACAAATCATCATGAGAGGTGTATTGCCAAATTTATTTTTCACATTGGGATTTGCCCCCTTGTTTAATAGGGACAGTAACAGTTTGTCTTGTTTTAACTGTACCGCATAGTGAAGTGCAGTATCTCCATTTACATCTTGTGTATCTAAATTCGATTTTTGAATAAGATTATCAATTAACATTGTTAAACTGGCAATGCCTTTGGATGCGTTTGCCTTGGATGCTTGTAAAAGGGCTATCATCAAGGGCGTTTTACCCGATTCTGGAATGGCAATATTGGGATCTCTTCCATTTTTAAGAAGCAAACTGGCTAATTCAAAATTATTACGAACAATGGCGTAGATTAAAGCGGTATTTCCCTTGTCATTGGTCATATTCACATTGATACCGTTCTTGATCATGGTCTGAATATTTCTCTTTTTCCCTTCCATGACTGCAGCAAACCATTGATTTTTACGTACCTTTTCTTGATTTCTACGTGCCCTTTCCTCAGGGTCCAGCTTTTCCTCTTCTTCTGCTAAAGGAGCAGAAGCAGCAGCAGGTATAGGCGGTGCAGCAGGAGCGGCAGCAGCGGCAGCAGCCGCAGCCGCAGGTACAGGTGGTGCAGCAGGAGCGGCAGCAGCCGCACGAAGAAGTAATTCTTTGATAGCAGGTTTGTTGTCAAACTCACCAGACTGAGCAAGAGTGATAAGGATTCTATTGGGCATAGCACCATGTTGTATCAGATATTCTACCATTTCGACAGATCCAGTGTTAGTTGCATATAATAATGCAGTAGCATAAGGTTGTCGTTCTGCATTGACATCAGCACCTAAGTCTTCCACTAAGTACCGAACACTTCGCATGTAATTAGATTTACATGCAAACATCAAAGCAGTTTCACGCTGTTCTGTGAATGCATTCACATTCATACCATGTTCTATCAGCAACTGAAACATATCCTGATAATAAGATATCTCTCGTCGTTCCGCATCGTCGAACCCTTCAAGGAGTATCATAATGGGCAACATATCATTATCGTTCTGAAGATTGGGATTGGCACCCAATTCCAATAATGTCTGAATAACATCATAATATACGCCTCTTGGACCATTATTATTAATTTGTTCACATGCAATGGTCAGAGCGGTTCCTGCACGACTATAGATATTGACAATACCTGGATTCTGTCTTGCAATTTGGTCGATCCTTCCAAGATTGCCCTCATGAACAGCTTGAAACCATTGACGAGCAAGGTTACGATCTACTGCTTGATTCATTCTACTTCCTCTATCGAATTAAAAAATGTCATCCTCCTCAATAGAATGTCGGAAGTACCTATTTTGGATGTATTTCAAAAAGGACTAATACGGGGGTCAGCACGACTCCCCCATGATCCCATGAAATCCTATGCCTACGTGGAGCATCCCACCGAGGGATGGCGTGTCTATCTCCGTTCTTGCATCTTTTTACACCCTCAAGGAGAGCCATTTGATCCTCAACATTTTCTGGTTGTCAAGCGTCGAGGAGCTCGATGGACGACTGCGACCTGGGAACCCCCCAAGGGTCAGATGGAAGGAAAGGACATGAAATCGTCTCTCTCCATTCTCGAGTTACTCAAACAAAATGTACGCAGGGAAACGGAAGAGGAATCCCATATCACGGAAGTAAAAAATCTACGTCATACAGGCCTGGTCTTTCAATCCCAGGAGTCAAATTTCACACCCAATACCTTTTTCCAATACCACATCTTTCAGGGGCTAATCACACCTCAACAAATCAAGCAATCCTTCGATACCTTCCAATGGATCAAGGAACATCCCAAAGCGTTTCAGCGATGGCGTCGTGATCGCAAGGAAAAGGACGCCGTTTCCTGGTTTGATCCCAAGGTGACTCATTTGAATCCACGTTGGTGTCCTGATATTGCAGCATTGTACTTACAACATGTTCAACGCATTCTTCATTAAATGGGGGTAACTTTCGTAGACAGCGGCCCAATCTCCAATTGTTTTTTGAGTTCGGCCTGTTTCTCTGTTTTATAATCATAGGTACACAAATGTTGATCTGGCTGTAAATGGGTAATACAGAAAACCTTACCACATTTACAGACATATTCCATAATGCCTAATTTCTTCTTGCAACTATCACAGCGAGTCATGGAGATTCTTATCGTTAGCTTTGATTTCTTTTAAGCACTCCATCAAATTTTAAGCATGGTCTTCATGATTTGATAGAAAAAGTAACACATGGAACAACAGCGACGTTGTGATGCTTCGATTTTATCATCGATGGACAAACCAATATGACCTTTTTCCTGGTCATCATCATCGTATATATTGGATAGAGACCGTTTCCTGTATTCCATTGATACTATCTAAATGCTCTAGTTCTTTAATACGATTCTCATTCATCAATTCCTTATAGCTTTGACTCGGGTTGTATTTACTAAGACGCAGTGGGCAGTAAGCCTGTTGTCTAGGATACGCAAGTAATACATCACCAACAAAAATAGTATCTTCACGACCAACAAATTCAGCCTCTTCTTGAAAACGAATACGTTCGAACACCTCTCTTCGAACAGACGCCTGACCATTGTGAATGATAGTAGCACGAGGATAATTTCCATGTTGTACACTTCTCCATGGACATACATAGAGTTTATTTAATTCAAAAGGGAAATCATTATAGTGAATAAAGTCCCGCTTTAAATTTGTTTCGTAAAAATGTACTAATATCTGAACATCATGTTTCAAGAAACATTGTTCAACAACCTGCAATCGTTGCGGATGCATAATATCATCTGCATCGATGAATGTAACAATGTCGGTGTTTAATTTCGAGATAGCGATATTGCGGTTTTGAGATACGTTCTTTTTTCCAGACCAGGTTAGAATCGAAAGAGGAAAGGAATACTGGAAATAGGCAGAAGGAATATCACTTGATTCACAAGAGGAGCAACTTACCACTACTTGATTGGGTTTTCGTATCTGGGCTTCAATCGAATCCAGTAAATATCGTAAAACTTCTATGTGCCCTTTGTAACAAGGAATAGCAACACCGATTGTAAGTTCACTCATTGTCTAAATCTAAATACCAAATTTTTAAGTAGCATAAACCATATTATCCATTTGCAATTATGGTGTTTTGGAAAACCTATCCATTTTCTTTATGTTGGAAAACGCTGTGGAATAGGAATCGGTTTCAGGAGCTTGTGTTTGAAAAAGAACCATCTCCCTCACCTACTCAACAGAATGCCATTCTACTCTCCCAACAGGATGTACCAAACCTTTCCAGAATTCGCCTATTTTTGCAACAATATTTTGGTCATCCCCCTGAGACACCCATCTTGGATATTCCAGAAAGTAGTCTTGTAACACAAAGGGACCTCCTTTTTTATGTGGAAGATGAAATTGGTACTATTGTTGGATGTATTCGATATCATTTCTTGGGAGTATTTCTAACAGACAATCGACAACCCATGTATGTAGTCGATTGTTTTTGCATTCACCCTTCCTGGAGGAAAAAGGGAGTAGGTGATTATTTATTAACGGTATTACATCGATATGCAAATCAACAAGGAATTCCTTATTGTTTGTTTTTAAAGGAAGGGGGCCTTCTTAGTATTATTCATACCCCTTTATTTTCAAGTCGATACGTTTATAAACAGGTAGAATCAACAATGATTTCACACCATATTCAGACGCTTTCCTACCAGCGAGCCCATCAAATACTTCATCTTTTTCATGAACTACAGCCAGAACGGTGTATCATTGTCAACGAAGAAAGAGGAGACAATCAATGGTGGAAACTGTATCAAAAAGATGGTGTGATGATTCTAGTATGTTTTCAATCAGCCTATCAATGGTTTATGGAAAAGGGTCAAACACGCCGAATGGGATGGGTAACATGTTGGCTGGAAAGTCCCAATACGACATTTACCCATCGAGCAGAGGCAAGTGAACAACTAAGTGATTCGATGGAAGGTGTATTTGATTACGTATGGATGAATGAAGAATGGACAGGACAATCGCCGAAATGGGCAATCGATGGAGCATTTCACTGGTATGCCTATCAGTGGACTACCTCCATTCATTTAAAGGGCGGTTACTGTATTCTTCATTAAGAATGGACCCCTTTATGCTAGAGACAGAATACGATTATGACTTCAAAGAATATCGTGATGTTCCCTATCACGAGATTTTTTCTTACCTGTTATGCAGTCTTGTATTTTTTTGTTTAAGTATTCTATTTGTAAAACGTAGCAAACGAGCCGTGTTACGCCATTCCCTTAAGGAGTAGCTTTATTTCGTCGTTGCGTTCGATTCATTTTATTTAGAAATTGGACTTTTTGTGGTCGAGCCTCTCGAGGCTGTGATGTGGAGGTTCGAAGACTGCTACGAGTTTGTACAGTTTGTCTTGCACCAGGGATACCTAATGCACCAGTTGGGGTAGCCGTAGTAGCGGTAGCAGTAGGAGTTAGAGTAGTAGTAGTAGTAGCAGTTGGAGTTGCAGTTGGAGTTAGAGTAGTAGTAGTAGGAGTTGGAGCTGGAGTTGCAGTTGGAGTTGCAGTTGCAGTAGTAGGAGCAGATGCCTGTTGTGATACCTTGTATTGGACGATGACATTCATGCCATTTCGATAAATATCTTCACATCGTGTATAATAGTTTGCAAGAAGACGTCGAGCCTTTCCATTGATTCTTGCAATTTCAGGCAGGCCATTCTGGAGAATTCTTTCTTTAAGAGAAATTGTTAATCGCTTGGTTTGCGGGTCACGTTTGATGGAAAACAATTCATTAAAAATAGCACCACATTGTACAGTATGTTCGTATTGTTTTTGGAACAGTTGGCGAACATATTGGTTGACATTTTTAGCCACATCGATTGGTACTGTAATCGATGCAATTTCTGTACCAGATGTAGAAATTTTAGCACATTCTTCTTTGTCTCGACGATTAATAATATCCTTTAAGGTGGTTCGTCGTATGTCGTCATTGGTATTTAACTTTTTTGGGTCTTGGAATAACTTTGACATGTTTTCCATAAAGGTTCTATATTCTTGTAATGAGGAAATACCAATTTGTGGTGTAGTAAATACTTTCGGTGTTGCCTGGAATGCGATTTCATAGAACAATTGGGACAGAGAAGCTAAACCAGGGCTTCTATCCAAGGATGCACCAGGTTCAGGAATGCCACTGCGTGAGATCTTCGTTTTCAAATCATTTTTGTTTTCAATCGTTCTTTCTAAGAATTTAGCCTGGCAAATATTGGACAATGCAGTTTTGTTATCAAATGGATTACTTTGGAGAAGCTGAAGAGCCCGTGCAATACAGTGTCCAAGAGGTTTGTCGCGTGTTAAAGCCTGTATGGTTCTGGATAGACGCAGTTCCTCTTTGATTCCTGTTTCAGTAACTCCTTCGCCAAAGGTAGAACTACCCTTTAGATACGGAACAATTTTCTTAAAAACATTGTTAAAAAAATCAGATACACTACCCTCGAAATCTACAATTTGATAGGATGTACCAACCAGACGAATCGTAAAAAGATTGGATGACAATATTTTGGTCTTAATGGGTTCAGTTGTCTCCTGTGTTTTTGATTTTTTATAATAACGCATATTATCAAATTCGAGAATGAAATCACTTCCTTGCTTTGCAGCTAATACATCAACATAACCAATTAGTTTTCCATCCAATGACATTTTAAAAATGCCTTTTTCGACTCCATCGCCTTGCTTTTTTTCATTTCGAAATCCGATGGTTGCCTTTTCCTCTCCTGTGCCTTCATAATTTGTTATGATATATGGATCATCTTTCTTATTAGTAAGGTACTTCTGTAAAAAGACAAAATTACCAAGATATAACATACTCGAAAGCTGGTCACCTGCGGTGGCAAAGTATTGTTGGCGTCCAGGAGTGAGAAGACGTTGCTGGTCCGTCATAATTGCCATCATTCCTGTGGAGGACGCAACATTCATGTCATCAATTAATGTCAGAGCAAGTGCTCCATAAATTTGGAAAATACGTGTATAGAAGTAGGCAAGTGTCAGACATAATCCTTGTTTTTCCTGCTCTTCTTGTTTTCCTGGGGGAGCAGTAAGATCCTGTGCTTTTCGGAACACAATTACACCTTGTTTTGTTTTGGTGGGAACAATCTGTAGTTCATAAAAATGCTTATACAAATTATTGGCCAAGAAAAGGACATACTTTTTACACTCGGTTGGATTGGATAACGATAAAAAATCCCGTACAGTCAGTTCTTTCATCATGTATTCCAATAAAATATTCATGATATTTCGAGTGTCTTTCGTTAATTCAAATAATTTTTCATGAGTTACTGGCAATGATTGACTTGTGCCCATCCTATCAATCGACGGTATATTTTTTAAAGCCTAATAAAGTGCTCTTGATAGGTGTTCCATTTATAGAACGGATTCGAGTACCTCTGCACAGGATTCTAGACGACGTAAACACTTTTGTAAGGTAGCAATTGAAATTTCACTCGCCTCTGCAATTTTGGAAATAGGAATGGTTAAAGCCTCACACCGTTTGATGACAAAGGCAACGCAACCCGCGGCGAGGCTGGGTGGCATATTTTCTTGAGAGAGTCCAGCCTCCTCTGATTTTTCAGCAACACGTTTGCACAACGTATGAAGATGATCCATCTGTTCCCTTGGAATGGATAGACGACTCAAAGGAAGTTGAATGTATTCAATGGCTTTGGTACTGGATTGACTCGGCTTGTTTGTCGTTGTATTATGAAGAACGCCTTTTTGACGAGCCAAGGCCATGACTTCTTGCATTTGTTTCAGGGCCTTCGTAAAGGTGGCCGAACTAAGGCCAAAGATTTCGGCAATTTCTTTTGGCTTTCGAGGAGAACCTGATTGTTTCAGAGACATGTAGAGACAAGCGGACAGAAGGGCATCACGACTCAGACCCTGGCGGCCACCAATCTCTTGAAGTGTGGTATACAAATTCTTGGATTCTTCAATAATATATTGATTGATGCCTGAATTAAGACCAATGAGGGACAGGCGTTCACATGTTTGAATAAAGGAACGCTCCTTGTAGGGGACAGTATTCCACGAATGATACTTGCGAACACGGTACATGGTTTTAGTTGTTCCATAACCATTTAGAATAACGGTACCAAGGGAAGCTTCGGGAAGACGAGCATCTTGTGGAGCACCAACACGCGTCGGATCGCCACCGCGGTCGTCTTGTGAGAAGAAGCGATACTCGGCGGTGTTGTCAAAAGGCCGGGCAACAATGTGCCCACATTCCTTGCAGGTTACCAAATCACTTATGTAGAGACAATCTGTATTGAAACAGTGAGGGCAAGTGTCTACATCAATTGGTGCAGTAGTGACAGCGTCATCCTCCCATCTTTCAAAGGATTCTTGTACTTTGACAGGTGGAAGGTTTTTATGGAGATGAAAGAGTGATTCCATGATTACCCTATTCGTTCCAGAATAATTCTTTTCAATTTTTAGACGCATAACAAAGAAATCATAAATGGATTATTCATAAATGCATAAGACCATAAGTGCATAAGTGCATAAGTGCATAAGATAGAATATGTATACATCCAACAAATTATAAAATCGAAATAGATAGTAATGAATTATAAAGATACAGAAACAATTGAAATCGATGGTCATCCATTGCGTTTGATTCAATTCAAAGGCCCTTTCTTTCGCTCGGATTATGAATCAAGAGGAGTAGACTATGCGAATGAGTACTATGCAAATCGAAATGGACAGGGATATCATAAGTACTTTACAAAGTCAGAAAGAGAGGCAAAACAGTACAAGAGGCCTTATCTCACCGAATGGATGGCCTCCGAGCCTCTGCGATTAGTTGATATATTGCACATAGAAACAAGAAACTCGCTTGAACAGTTACTGGGTCCAGAACATCTAAAGATCTCCTTTCCAATTAACACCAATAAAAATAAGAACCAAGTCGTTTATCGATATTCACAGGATGATGATATTGTGCATGATAATGCTGTCTTGGATGGTATATGTAATCTTGGACATGGAATTGATGGATACTATATGGAGGAACAAAATATACCAGGAAACAATCCAATTGACCACCCTTTTTTAAATGGAGAAACGATTCGACATAATTTTCATTCTGAAATTGGACTCTGCAAAGATTCACTTCATAAATTAGAATTTAAAAAACGAATCAAAGGATTGGCACCACCACCAGCAAAGAAGCCAAAATCAGAAAATCTTCGCCCCAGTTTCGTACAAAAAAAGAGACCAAATGAATCAGCGGCGGCAGCAGCATCAGCATCAGCAGCAGCAACATCTGTCTTATTATCAAATGCACTACAGCAACCCAATGCCTCATCACCAACAAAGTCTGCGAATCTATCGGCTATGCTAGAAAATAATGCACGTCATTATCCAGTATCAGCCACTAAGAAGCGGAGTGGAAACAACAATGGTTATTCCACGCCACCAAGGAAAACAGCGAAACAGGCGAATCATAAAAACAAGAATACTAAAAACAAGAACAATAACAATAACAACAATCATACACCACCAAAAAGGAACGCAAGACAACCAAATAACCATGTACTTCGAACTCCTCCCAGCAAAACGATGAAACGACCGTTTGGACCAAAAAAATAAAAAATAATTATGAATGATAGCAGTAGGTTATGAGTACTTCCACCGATAATATTATAAATGCAGCTAATAATGCGGTAAAGCCCCAACAGGGTTCCGAAACAAGAACATCCATCCTCCCGAGCATGATACCCTCTGGTCTTGGGTTCTTTGGTTCACCCTACCAGGCTGCGGATGCAATGATGACCCCTCCTCAGATTGGTGTACGAGTGGGTAATTCGATGGGTGATGTCATTCAGGCAGTAAAAGGTGTAGGGTTTTATGCCGACCAAATTGGATTTGGAGAGGCATCTACACCCCTCACACGAGGAATGCCCTTGAAACCCCTTGGTGTCAACTACTTTATCAAAACAGGAATGACCTGTTCGAACGGTGCCACGATGTGGCATTACATGGAGGGCATTCCAAAGGGAGATGCCCTTGGAAAAAATGTTCAAAAAGTAATGGCAGAAATGAAGTTGCCTGGTTTAAAAGGTCTGGCTCCAGGTATGATCGAAGATGTCAAAAATGGACTGGACCCTGCACCTCTTATGAATTCCCTCTTTGGTTCAGGATACCCAAAGTGCCGTCAAGTTACCAGACAAGTCGGTGATTCCTATGGTAGAACATCGGATCCTAGCACGGGTGAAAATTGGATAGGGGATACCACGGGTTTGAAAGGAAACATGCAAACACGATGGGTTCAAGATGTAGATGCCAAAGGAAATCCGATTAATTTATCAAGAGATGAATGGGTCGCTGATCAAAAATTATACAACCCTGATGGTACACCTGTCAAGGCTCAAAAGCGAGAAGGTTTTACCCAATTTATGAATCACCCTTCGACTGCAATCGTGGTTGGTATTCTGTGCTTATTAGCGGTTGGTGTATTATCCAAATAAATTACACACTGTACACCATATAAGGGACAAGGTACACGGTGAAAAGCAGAACCAGTAGATTGGTATTCAGTGTCTGTTGTTTAAGGAAGGTGGCGAGTAACACGGAAGAAACCATCATGGCACTATCAGAAACAATGGCATTGAATCCGACTTCTTTTCCATAGTCCTTAAAAACATCCATGATTCTAGATTTGCCTCGTGGAATGGCCTTTGCAAGGGCATAAAACAGTACATCATGAACAACCTGTATCGCGACAACTAAGACTAAAAAGCGAAGGAGTGAATATTCCTTAAAGATATAGGGATACAAGAAGCGAGCAATAACAATACCAATCACAATGATAAGCACATCCGCAATAACAGCACCCAGAGTATATTCACGATACCACATCTTTAACACATAGGACCCAATAGCACCTGATAATAGTAAAGCGATGACAAGCAAATCTGTGATAATGACACCATTCAAAATTGGTAAATAATCACTGGTATTGGAAAATACTGAAATATTCTTCATTCTATCATAGACTTAAAAATATTTCATTTTATAATTTTTTAATGCAATTTAATTCTTTGAAAGAGAATAGGCATAATAGGCACTGAATCCACCCAGTAGTTGAGCAAATACATAGCTAAAGAGTTCAACAGGTTGAATAGATCCATTCATGAACATCGATAATGAGACTGCCGGATTAACATGGGCACCGCTGACTGAACCTAACAGGAAAATAATCAAAGCAAGAGCAGCACCGATCATCAACGGATTACCACCACTGGCAAAGATGACAAGAATAAAGAAGAATGCACCAAAATACTCGGCAAGATAGGATAAGAATGAGACCTTCATTTCTACAAGATGCAAGGAGTTTTATTGTAGATCGAAGGCGAATCGTTGAATAAGACGCCCATCGTTATGTTCTTTTCCAAAATGGTGAGATACTGCATGAATCATTTTTGTATTGAAAAGAACAAGACGATTGTACACATTTCCTATCACATCCACTGGTTCGAGTTCCGTAGACAGCTGAATCGTTGGAATGGAAGCCAGTTGTTGCTGTTCCATTATCGGCTGCTTCGTAGTTTTCGAACGATACAGTGTAATACCACTCGTAATGGGTGCATTGGGAGTCAGGAACACAACGCCGCCATATTGATAGCGATCTACTTCATACTTGGTAGGTTCACCGCGTTGGGTGAGAGAAAACTTACCATTTTCTGGCCACTGTTCAAAAGAACGAATCTTTCGTCCAAGAATGTTCTCAAACTGCTCCTTCAAAGGAGAATTGGAATGGAAAGATGGCGATGGTTTTCCATCCTTGGTAATGGATAGTCCAAATGCACGTACTTCATCGGGCTGCTGATAAAAGTTATCCACCACAAACATATGGGAGAGAGGAGAGGGGTTTGTTGCCAAAGAAATACGCATGGATTCAGGAGCGGATGGTGTCACGCCGACAGGACCAGAAGGAATAGTAACAGGAGTAGCAGCCGCAATAACAGGAGTAGGAGCAGGAGTAGGAGCAGATGCAATAGATTGAACAGATTCAATCTTCTCCACAAGAGTATTGGTTGAAACAAAGGTTACCCAGTCACTACCAAGCTTAATCTGGAAATCCACATATTTGTTTAAAGGTACATAAATTTTCCAACCAGATAGGATAAGATTGTTTCGTCCAAAATGGTCACAAACATCCTTTCGTAGTTCAATATCGACCCCCTTAATGGTTGCTTCATATTTACAACGAATAGGGCAAACACCATGTTCTTCTGAAAAGGTCCAACCACGAATCAACATTCGATCTTGTTCTCTTTCCATCTTTCGTTCATCAATGGTAGCCTTTACTTTTTCGAGCAGTGTATCGTACATGGTTTTGATAAATAATAAGAAAGTACCCTTTAAACTGTAAAAAAATAGTTTACTTTTATACATATCACATGGGATGACTAACAAGTCTTTTTTGCTTCAGCATTCATCAGTTTCTGCTGGGTAATCAGTCTTGAGCAAATATTCATTGACTCCAGCTCCTGAAGGAGTAACTTTGTGGCATAAGGAATGTTAATATGTCCAAAGTTCGTACTATTCCCACATCCTCTGCAGGCCCAGATACTTTGTTCAGGGTTCGCAATGGCCAACAAGCCACAGTCCTTGCAGGAATAGCAGGAGAATGCATCCGAGCACTCCATAAGCCGTTCCTTCGTAAATTCAGCCATTCCGTGTGCTACCACACAATCACGCTCCATCTCACCGAAGCGAAGACCACCTTCACGAGCCCTACCCTCGGCCGGCTGACGAGTGAGCATGACCAGGGGTCCAGAGGCACGGCTGTGCATTTTATCTGCCGAGCAGTGACGAAGACGCTGATAGTAACATGGTCCAATGAAGATAGATGTCTCCATCATACGACCTGTGTACCCATTGTACATAATTTCATTTCCATAAGGCTCCATACCATACTGGTCCCTCAGAATCGTAGAGAGGTTTTCAACGGTGACTTCGCCGAATGGCGAGCCATCGCCGAGGCATCCAGACATGCAACCAATCTTGCTCATGAGTGTTTCCATGAGTTGAGCAATGGTCATACGAGAAGGAATGCAATGCGGATTGATGATGATATCAGGAACAATGCCTGATGCAGTCTGCGGCATATCTTCAGGATTCAGGATCATGCCCATGGTACCCTTCTGACCATGGCGAGACGAGAACTTGTCACCAATTTCTGGAATACGGTCCTGTCGCATCCGAATTTTCACGAAGTTGTAACCCTCTCCATTCCGATTCTTATAGATCTTGTCCACATATCCGCTCTCATTGTTACGAGGCATCTTGCTGACATCACGCTGCTTCTTCGCACCTGCTGGCAGTACCGCACCAGTTGGTACACGAAGTGGAACGACCTTTCCAATGAGGATGTCATCAGGTGTAACATAGGTATTCTTGGGAACAAATCCGTCCTCTGCTAGCTTTTCATAATGAGCATTCTTCATATGCTTCGTTTCCATCATGTCAGGATGACAGAACTTCTCTTCTTCGCCACTACTCTGGTTCTTTCGCTCTTCATCTTTGTAGGTACGATAGAAGATGGAGCGGAATCGACCGCGGTCCAATGCCGCACGGTTGATCATATTCGAATCTTCCTGATTGTAGCCTGTGTAGGTCATAATCGCAACAATCACATTTTGACCCGCTGGAAGCGACTGAGCACCAAAGAATCGACTCATATAAGAAGACACCATGGGAATTTCAGGATAAGAAAGAACGTGAGACATGGCATCAAATCGCTCACGGAAGTTTAGGGCATAGACACCCATCGCCTGCTTACCCATGGAACTCTGATAAGCATTACGAGGTGATTGATTGTGGTCAGGGAAGGGAATACAAGAGGCGGTCGTACCGAGGAGGACACTGGGATGAATCTCACAGTGAGTGTAAGAAGTATCCTTCAAGCAACTCTCGTAATCCATGGCAATATAAGTGCCGTCGGTTTCACCTGCATCAATATACTCAAAGAGATGCTTTCCAGTGGGCGACTCCCAGAGGAGGAGCTGGTTCCAATCCTTGATGGACAGAATCTGTTGCTTGAGCGTTCCTGTCTTGTCTGCCCCAATTTCTCGAAGAGCGGGTGCGAAATAAATCGGACGAATGACTCGGCCCGCTTCGGTGGTAATCCATAGCTCTTTGTATCCATTCTTCCAAACAATGCCTGTGAAGATGTGAATCTTTCCTGAGCGTTTAGCCTTTCGAAGGGTATCCACCACCTCTCCAGTATCTTTGTTCATCAGCATGCCAATCCATGAACCATTCAGGAAGACACGCGTATGAGTATGCTTCTCTTCCATGGTTGCATCACGAAGAGATACTAATTTATTCAAGTTGTGAATGAAGCTATAAACCGTAATGGGTGAACTAAAGATGGTAACACATGTGGTAGTTGCCATATTTTTAATGACACCTACACCATGACCTTCTGGTGTTTCACATGGACAAATGTATCCATATTGTGAATTATGTTGTTTGCGAGGAGCAATCAATTTACCTGTCTTTTCAATGGGTGTAGAGATACGACGCAGATGGGAAATACTGGCAAAGTAATTCATACGATTCAGGACTTGTGATACACCGATTTTGGACGGGCCACCAATCTTTCCGCTTCCAAAGTTACCTGTCGCCAGGGAAGACTTCAGGCAAACATCCAAAATCGTAGACTTGACAATCTTATTAATGTTATTGATATTGACAATTTCCGTCCAGTTTCCTGTTGCCTTCCAAGAGCCGCCATGAATCTCTTTGGACAGAGCGGCCTTCATATCCTTGACCATTCGATTATTGTAAGTCTTACGGAACAAATCAGCCAGAAGGAAACCAGGAATGTCTACACGCTTGTTGGGATAGGCATCACGATCATCCGTGGGAAGACGCTGACTGGATGTCCATAGTACCTTGCGTGTCATGTGGGCAAGGAAACAGGCCTTTTCATAATTCATCTCATGCCCGCCGATGTGAGGGAACAACTCCTCGGACAGAATTTCTTGTACATTATTTTGTTTTTGTGATTTGACAGACCAGGTATTGGTATGATCGCCGATCCAGGCAAGTGCCTGATCCTGCGTAGTAACACATGAGGCTTCCAAAATCGATTCGGTAATAATAGGGTCATAAGAAGAGTCATTTTCCATTCCAAGAATGAGCTCATAAATGTCCTTATCTTGAAGTACACCGAGTGCACGGAAGAGAATGAAGAGCGGAATATCCGTCTTAATTCGGGGTACAGCAGCACGAAGCATAGTAATGAGCTGATTCTTGGGATGATAAACCATTTTTACCGCATTGGACTTCGGAACTTGGTCATTGTCCGGTCCAATACACTTAATCTCCACTACTTCCATTTCTTTTGCATTACCACGACCATTTCGGAAGACGAAGGGGCGATTTTCGGACATTCGTTCCATCGAAATCATGGCTCGTTCACCACCCTGAATAATGAAGTAACCGCCAAGATCTTCAGGGCATTCTCCAATCTTCGAAGGGTGAACATGCTTTTGGTCATGCAGAAGACAGTACTTCGAACCTACCATGACTGGAATCTTTCCCAGATGAACATTGGGGAAGATTCGAATATTCGACTCGCGAATACCATTTCGTGTATGGTCAATGAAAGTGGTGGTAACCTTGATATCAACATTCAACGGGGAAGCATAGGTAAGATTACGAAGACGAGCGTCATTCGGCATCATGGGATGAATGGCACCATTGTTTTCAAAGATGGTAGGCTTTCGAATCGAAATCTTTTCAAGCTCCAGAGTCACTTCATATTCATGTTGAATTTTCCTCAGTGCATTTGCAACACCATCCACGGATGTACCCATGAGGGCATTCGCAGCAGTTGTAGACAGACCCGTTGCTGCCGCAAGAGCAGAACGTGGGCCAGCCAATGGAATTTCCGGTGAGCCACACGATGTAATGGGATTAGCCATGTGAATGATTTCAGGAATATCCACCTCCATAAACTGATTAAAGGACTCAATTTGATGACTAATCATTTGTTTTCCATCGGATTGAGTAATGAATGTCTCCAATACATGACGATGGCTTGGAATAAAATCAGATGGAGCAGACATGAGTGAGTTCAATTTCCTGTTTCACAAAAAAGGAACGGCTAGAATCAATTTTTTGTAAATTCGATGGCCCTACCTTTGTAAAACACACCTTCTATTTTTAAGTGCCATTTATGAAGTCATCATTTGAAAGATGATGATAAATAAAAGTTCTTTGTATGTAATAACAAGATGTCCGAAATTAAAACGGTGAATATCAATGGTGCTGCTGTCTCTGCTTTGCCACAGTCGCAAGAACATCAAGCAAAGAAGACAAGAAGAAATAAGAAGAATCAATCAGGTGGATTTGCGGAACCAGTACGCGGTGTAGCTCCTGTCATGAATGTCGTCAAAGGAGTGGAATCGACTTCTTCTGTTGCGTCTACTGCTGCTCCTTCAAATTCAAATACTTGGCTCAAGTATCCTCAAAACGCTTCTGTCCCACCTGTGATGAAATCCTTCGTACAACCCTCTCATATTCCTTCTTCTCCTGATAAATCGGCTGCTCCTACTGGACAATATGCCGTTCAACAAGGTGGAACGAAACAGATAAAGGTAGAACTCAAGAAGAAGACCGTGACAAAGAAAGTACATCTTCAGCCCAAGAAAGCAGAAGTTCCCAAGGCTCATGCCGTCTCGAAGAAGAATCATACCAAGAAGGTTCGAAAGGTAACTCTGGGTGTATCTTCTTTACATAAGAGAATGACCCGTGCTAAGAAACTTCATAAGAATATCAAAGAAATGCCAATTGACAAGCTAAAGGACAAGCTGATTAAAAATGGTCTGATTAAGGCATCAAGTAAGGCACCAGAATCGGTTCTGCGTCAAATTGCCTCCGATGCAGAAGTCGTCGCAAAGAAGGCACTTTAAACCTATATTTTTTAAATGATTATCATATAATATTATTATATGTGTATAATAGTACTTTATGAATTGTAGAAAAGATTTATCAATGGTGATTGATACAAAGGCTATTAATCACAATATTCGTTATTTGCAAGAAAAATCAAAAACGGATATTATGGCTGTATTAAAAGGCAATGCCTATGGTCATGGACTTATTTCTATGGCAAAAATTGTACGAAAAGCAGGTATAAAACATATAGGAGTTGCAACCATTGAAGAAGCAATCAATTTACGAAAAAGTGGAGATAAAGGTAGAATATTGACATGGCTCTACAGCATTGATTGTCCAGAATTAGTCGAAGCTTTACATTTAGACATTGATATCGCATTATTTGATCAGACACAAATAGAACATTTGATTCAAAAAATACCAAAGTCGAAAAAAGCGAGAGTAACATTGTTCGTAGACACTGGGTTTAATCGTACAGGAGTACCATATCAAAAAGCAATTCAAACCGCAATCACATTATCTTCCTCTGATAAGATTAAGTTTGTAGGAATCATGTCGCATTTGGTAGATTCGGAGAAGAAAAATAGTCCAATTGTTCATCAACAGTTACGTTTATTTAGAGCGTTACGAGACACCTTAGATACAATGGGTATTTGTCCACCTCTTGTACACATAGCAAATACAGGTGGATGTATCAATTATGATGTTTCAGATTTTAGTTTTTCTCGTATTGGTTCAGGCTTATATGGAATTGCAAATGAATATTCTCCACACAAGGGGCTGCATTTAGCCACCTCTCTATTGTCACGAGTTGTACAAAAAAAAGAAATTAAGAAAGGCGAGGGTGTAGGATACGAATGGAAATACATTGCAAAAAGAAATACAAGTATTAGCATTTTACCAATAGGGTACATTGATGTATTTTCAAAAAATACATCAAATCTGCATGTATATATTAATGGCTCCAAACGAAAGCAATTAGGCATGATTGGTATGGATCAAATGGTAGTCGAAGGAAAGGAAGAGGATCGGATCAATGATGTGGTATGCCTTTTTGGAAATGGTATGAAATGCCCTCAAACCATATTCGATATTTCGAAGATGTGTCAACTTACACCAATTGAATTATTATGTCATCTTGGAAAGTTTGTACATAGAATATATCTATAAAAAGGGATATAAACATGCAGTTATACTAGAAAGCATTCGAATGTTACAAGCATGGTTCAAACAAAGGAGGATTGTTGTACCCTCTAAACCAATTGTGTTTCACCCCATCAAACCATTATTACTTCCTCTGATACGTCCTACGATACGATTATTTGAGGTACATAATGGAATTGTCATCGTAACACCACTTGATAAATTACTATGGAATGTAGTAAAACAGTATCAATTTCCACCAATAATATCTCGCAGTTAATCTAAAGATAGAAGGCACAAGATAAAACATAGATGGAACAGGCAAAAAAAGATAATATCTACCTAAAAGGATTACTGGAATCAGACAAACCTTTTTATGTAGGTCGCATTGCAGGTGTGGAGTTAAAAATAGCGTATTTTGTTCAAAATAACATGGTGAAAGAATATCAAAATGAGCTTGAAAGTCTGGAGAGAAATGCAGGAATTTATACCAAAGATGAAGAGTCATTAAGAGCCTATACCTCTCAGTTAATTCAGTCTTATGAACACTGTACAGTTATTGCTGAATGGGAAAAGAGAGGAGGTGTATATTCTTTTCATGGAGTCGGTCAAGAACTTATAACAAGACGAACTCCTCATATTCCAAAGATTGATGCTCTTGCACTGGAGCCTTATTATTATGAAGATTCCTGGATGCCTGCACTTCGAGGAAAACGAATTCTCATCATTCATCCATTTGTAGAAACTATTCAAAAGCAAATCAAGCACATTTCTGAGTTATTTCCAAAACGCGAATGGTTTCAGGATTGTACCTTTGTATGCTTATCTCCGCCTGTAACTTTGGCAGGCAATCATCAAGGAAAGGACTGGAGGGAACACTATAATAGCTTCCTTGAGAATTTAAAACAGACGGAAGAGTTTGATGTGGCACTTGTTGCAGCAGGAGGTTATGGTATGCTTATTTCTGATTATATTTATACTACTTTACAAAAATCAGTGCTTTACATTGGAGGGGCTCTTCAGCTCTTTTTTGGGATTATTGGAAAACGATGGTTTGAAAACAAACAAATTTTGGAAATGGTAAATGATGACTGGGTTCGTCCCTCTTCCTCTGAAAAGCCGCCAAACTGCGTTCAGGTCGAAAAAGGTTGCTATTGGTAACATCTAAACGATGGATGCGATAGAAGAAACAGAAGCAGACACAGATGGAGAGGGGGCTTGATTTGCGATCAGAATTATTTACTCTTACATTGGTTACGCCTCTTTTGTGTATTATATGGTCCATGCTTTCCATTTGGTTTCATCAAATGAACGATGCGGTATTTGATGACGAACAAGAACAGGAAGAGTATGAAGAATAGTATAAAAAATTTGAATACAAAAAAGAAGAGTAAACCAATGCAGCCATGACAAATTACTCCACTCTATACACCGTGAATGATTTGGTGGAAAAAATTATCAACCAAGTGGAAGAAAGACTCCATCATGTAAAAAAACAGGAAGAAGAACAAAAACCACTTCCTCGCTATGACACAAAAATGGATTATTCCATGGGCTTTTGGGATGGATTCTTTTATGGTGCATCCCTTATTTCAGGTATAATGATTGGTGCCATTTATTACTTTAAATGATACAAATCATATAAACCTAAAGAAAAGAAACGTATATAACATGAGAACAACCCAATCATGCACAAAGAATATATTGAATTTTATAAGACTTATTCCAAGAAATATGGCCCTAAAACGGCTATTTTTTTAATGGTAGGTTCCTTTTACGAACTATATGATATTCAGAATCTTGAAACAGGTGAAACGGAGTGTAATGTACGTGAGATTGTGGACATTCTTGGCATTCAGCTTTCAAGTAAAAAGGGAGATTTTTCAGAAAAGTGTGACGGTCTCTTTGCTGGATTTCCAGACTATGTCATGCACAAGTGGGCAGGTCGTCTTACATCAGCGGGCTGGACCGTTGTTGTCATTAATCAAGTAAAAGATGCAAGAGGCAAAGTGAAAGAGAGAAAAGTAGAACGTATTCTATCCCCAAGTACACATATTGAAAATGCAACATCCACTGATGTGCCCTATGTTGTTACGTTGTATTTCGATCAAGGAATCACTTCGCAGCCTCCTTCATTTGGTGCAGCGGTACTTGATTTAACCACGGGGACAACGCATTCGTATGGAGGAAGGGCAAACGGACGCCCAGATATTTGGACAGCGGACGATTTGGTACAGCTGGTGAGTGTATTTCAACCAAAGGAGCTTTTGATTTATTGGCGTTCAACGGATGCCCCTATGCAAGATGAATCGCTTTTCCGTCGAATGTTTGGTATTACGAATGCTATTCCAATTCACATGTACCCTGTGGAAACATTTGGGGCTTTTCAAAAAGAGCAAGTTCGTATTGAATATCTTCAAAAAATCTACTCGATTCGTTCCCTACTTCCTCCACGTACCTATTTGGGGATTCAAAATGAGCAAGAAGAACTTTCCCTACTTTTTTTGCTCCAATTTGTGGAAGAACATTATCCTAGCATGGTAAAATCCTTTCATCGTAACGAACATTGGAGTCCTGATGCAAGACTCATTTGTGGAAATCATGCACTTACTCAGTTGCAGATGACGGGTAGTCAGATTCAGGAGACAGTAATTGGTTTATTTGACAAGTCTATGACACCCATGGGGAAGAGGTCCATGAAAGAGCGTCTGCTAAGCCCTTATTCACAAGCATCATCAATTCGTTCAAGGTTGCAAGAGGTAAAAGAGTACATGAACTGGACGGAGGAACGCGTAAAATCGTTGGAAAGACAGTTACGTTTCATGTTTGATGTACCGCGTCTACATCGTAAATTGCTTTGTGGAATCATTACTCCTGAAGAGATTGTGGGCCTATTTCAAACCTATGCAGCAATGGAAGTCATCATGAAACAGATTACCATCGATACTTGTTTGCAAGAGCCATTTGAAAAATCGGACTGGAATAGCTATTGTTCGGTATTTGGGTCTCACTTTAATCAAGAAAAGGCCTATCATGCAGGTAAGGATAAGACACCATTTGATAATGAGAAGTACCCCGAAATTGCTGCAAAAGAGGGACAAATTAAACAGGTCCTTGAAGAAATTCACGACTTGAGGAAAGAGGTTTGTGTACAGGCAGGAATTCAGGAAGAGATGATTCGCATGGAGGAAAGAGAAAAGGAACCATTTGGATTCAAAGGTTCGACCGTGACGCTACAACAACTCAAAAAGAAAATTGCAAACCTACCTGAAGGAAGTAAAATTTCCGAATTAAAATCGGGTGGTTGGTACGATTGTACATTACTTCAACAATTAAATAACAAACTATTGAGAATGCGAGAGGAGTTACAGCACCTGGTTCAATCCTATTTACCAGATGCATGTTTAGAAATCACGATTGCAGGAGAGCATATTTGGGTTCTTATGGAACAATGGATTTGTCAAGTCGATAATACCCAATGCATTGGGCGTGTATCAAAGGAACATGGGTATGCTTGTCCAACGATTGAAGATATGGAAGACGGGCAAGGCTCTGCACTGGATATTCATAGTATTCGTCATCCGCTGGTAGAGGTATCTTCCAATCAGGTAAAATATGTAAAACATGATGTTCAACTTGGGTATGACTCCACGAAGGGTTGGTTGGTATATGGTATGAATGCAAGTGGTAAATCAACACTGATGAAGGCAACGGGTCTATGTGTTTTATTAGCACAGGCTGGATGTTTTGTTCCCGCCAAGCGTATGACGTTGCGACCTTTTCAATCGATATACACGCGTATTTTGAATCAAGATAACTTGTTTGCAGGTCTATCGTCATTTGCTGTGGAAATGTCGGAACTTCGTGATATTTTACGGAATGCAAACAAGTACACGCTGGTGCTAGGCGATGAATTATGTGCAGGAACGGAGTCTATTTCCGCTCAGGCTCTTGTAGCAAGTGGTATTCAATGGCTGTCTTCAAGGGATGCAAAGTTTATTTTTGCAACACACTTACATGATTTGCCTGAGTACATCGAAGTCGAAGCATTAGGTGTAACAGTCTGGCATTTGCATGTGGATTATGACCCTGTTACAAAAAAGCTAATTTATGATCGAAGTTTGCGTCCAGGAAATGGGTCCACCTTGTATGGTCTGGAAGTTGCTAGAGCAATGGACCTCCCATTTGAATTCATCGAACAAGCTCTTCAAAATCGTCACAAGATGATGGGGTCAAAGACTCTTAAAGATTCTACTTCTTCGTCATGGAACAGGCAGGTAGTTCGTAAAGAGTGTGAACTGTGTCACAAGCAAATCGTAAAGGAATTGGAGGTCCATCATATTCAGCCTCGTTCCTCAGCAAACCGAGATGGAATTTTAGAAGACGGTACACATATGAATGACAGACACAATCTGATTGTTCTCTGCCAACAGTGCCATGACAAGGTTCATGATGGAACTATTCCATCCATTCCTCCTATGGTACCTACATCGGATGGTCCAATGAGACATGAGATTCATCAAGATGCTACAATTGAAAAAAAACTTAAAAAGAGCAAATGGTCCGAGGAGGATCATGAAACAATCGTGAGTACATTACAAAAGTACACAGCATTGTCTTTGAAATCGATTCGAGCCCTATTGTATTCCAAACATGGAATTGAAATCAGTGAAGGTATGCTTCGTAAAATCCGAAATGAGATTTAACGACGGAAACCAGCACCCTGAACGGTAGCACCACCAGGTTGTCGCTGACTATTGCCACCTGCAAACGACCCAGAAGAAGAGAGCTCCATCAGATCCTTGGTGAAGTTACCAACGCCATTCTCCTCCTTTTGGAGCAGTGACATGAGATGCTTACGATATACCAGATTTTCTTCCGTTAATAGCTCCACCTGTTTCCGGAGGTTATCGACATCGCGGCGAACCGCAACAATCTCCTGACGTACAGGATTGCCAAGTTGATAATTTAGACCAGCACCATACAGAACAGACGTCATTTCTGTAGGCTTCTTAAATTTTAAATACTAAGTATTAACGCAGTTAGTATCTAAAATAGAAAAAAGAGCATAAGCATCATTTTTGTAAAATTTGAAGGAACAAAAGCTTTCCGTAGAATCCGTAGAGCAAACATGATTATCCCTATCCGCTGCATGAACTGTGGTAATGTTTTGGCCGATAAGTGGCTATTTTATCAACAAAAGGTGAAAGAAGAAAAGGAGAGACGTGGTAACAACTCTAAGAATACCATTTATATGGATGGTAAATCCGTTCCGGATACGGCAGAACTACGAGTACTTGAATACTTAAAGCTAAAGCGGTACTGCTGTCGTAAGCACATGTTGACACATGTTGACTTGATCGACAAGATTTAAGACCAGTCACCCAATCATTGGTAAAATCAAAAAGCACAATAGAGGAAAATGGAGTTATTTATTCCAGGATTATGTCTATTTTTTCTTACAATAGTACTGTGCTTTTTGATTTTACCACGTTTTACACCACTTGTTATTGCCATTCTTTCGATAGTGGTTCTGGTCATAGCAGTATGGCAACATTATACCATGTTTAAAGATGAATATCGTTTTAGCACATGGCAAGATACATTTAAGGCATATTCTCCGGCCATTATGATCATTGCTATTATTCTCTTCATCATTTACTCGATTCTATCTTTCTTTACAAAGGGTGCGGTCCCTGTTCCATCGTTACCCAATATTACAAGTGCTTCACCCAATACCACAGCGGGTCAAATTGTAAATTCATTAAATCGGGTTGCTAATTCGATCTCGAACACAGGATCAAACATTGTGTCGAGTGTAAACACGATGCTAAGTCCAGGAAATCAGTCAAATATGGCACCAAATAACAGGAGAAACAAAAACAACCTCTCCAGAAGTTTTCTAGAAACATTATGAAATCAATAAATAGGAATGGTTCGTAAGACCAGAAAGCATAATTCCAGCAAGAATAAGAAAAAGGGTATCTATTCAATCCCAGAATTACGGCGTTCGTTTGATCACATTGAAGAGTTTGTGGATGAAAAGATTGCAAATGGCCAGTCCAAAGAATCGATTGTAAAGGACCTTCGAAAGGAGTGGTCTCGTGTGTTTTTAAAGGAGTTAGACAAGAAGTCCGCCGAGGTATTTGTGGAAACGCGTGTTGTGAAAAAGAAGTCCTCAAAACGCAGAACCATACGTCATGCTGGAGGTGCAGCTCTTTCAGGAGCTCCCGCTAGTTTTGTACCAAATCAGCCAACGCAACAAGGTCTCTATCTGGCTCCTGGACAAATTCCAGACAAGGCAGGGCATTTACCGTTATCCGATGGTGCAAAGTCTGCATTTGGAAGCTTTGTCCAGTATGTTTCGAAGGGATTCTGGAATCCAGAACCTGGTCAGTCCTATGATCCGGTCTTTGGTCAAATTCGTTTCCCAACCAGTACGCCAGTGGGAATGGGTACCAATACGGTTCATTTTAAGGCCTCAGGTGGAAACAGGAAAACACGTCGAATTCGACGGGGTGGTGCCAATTTACTATTTCAATCCTCCATCCCACCTGGTAATTTCCAAACATTAAATGATATGTACAAAGGAAAAGAGTTACCTCCTTCGCCAGATATAACACAGCGTACTCCAAATTACCTGTATTCCAATAGCTATCCGAAAGCAATTAAACCATAAACACAATAACTGATTACTTGACTATAATTTTGTTATTGTGGGAAGTACATAATATAAACGTCTTTTATCCAGGTCAGATAGATGGTGCTGACAGGCGATGAAGCAAGAGAGTTATCTCGAAATCTAATTGATAAGTATTTTCGGACAATATCTTATCCCTACACAAGACATCACATTGATTCCTATGACCAGTTTTTACAACAGGATATTATCAATATCATCAAGGCACAGAGTCCGATTTTGATTTTTAAAGAATTAATTGATGAAACCACAAATACCTACAAGTACAAAGTTGAAATTTATGTAGGTGGCGAAGATGGTACTGCAATTGAGATAGGAACTCCGACAATCAGCCTTCAAAACACCGAGGAAGTTCGTCTCTTGTATCCGAATGAAGCTCGTTTACGTAATCTGTCTTATGCTTCCACAGTGTACGCAGACATTATTGTTAAGATTACCTATACAACTCGTGACGGATCTGAATTTAAATCATCTTCCCTGTCTCCCTCAGAGGAAACCTTTAAAAAATGGCCGCTCTTTAAAATTCCTATTATGTTACACAGCAGATACTGTATACTTCATAATAAACCCAAGGAATTTTTACGTGAAGCAGGCGAGTGCCCGTATGATAATGGAGGCTATTTCATCGTTGATGGGTCAGAGAAAATATTAATAACGCGTCAGGAACAGGCTTTTAATACACTCTATATTTCGGCTCCAACAGATGATAAGTTAGCTCTCTATGCATCGATACAATGTCTGTCTGAAAAGACACGTCAGGTCAAACGGATTAACTTTATGATGATGAAACTTGTTGAAAAGGAAAATGTAGTCCAGCATCCAACCATTTTAGTTTCATTACCATTTGTACGTAAACCAATTCCACTCTTTGTATTATTCCGAGCCATTGGATTCCAAACAGATGAAGAAATTCTTAAGTTTATTTTCCCTGATTTTGAGAGCTCAGAAGCAAAGTTGCTCTTACCTAAAATACAGCCTTCCATCATTGAGGCATTCCCTTTCTTAAACACGTATACCTCCATTCAGTATATTAAGACATTAACGAAGGGATTCAGTGAAGCTCACGTTCTTGACATTATTAAGAATCAAATGTTCATTCATATGCCGAATGATCCCACATCACAGGCCGTTTTCTTGGGCGAGTGTGTACGTAAGATGTTACGTGTTTCGGAAGGATACGAAACTATCACGGATCGCGACGATACCCGTAATCAGCGATGCCTGACCAGTGGTTTTTTGATTCAAGAGTTATTCAATAACTCGTATAACCTCTGGAGAAAGGCAATGATGTTGGCCATTGATACCGAATACAACAATAATAAATCAACATTATATCGAGACACCAATTTCCAGAACATCTTCCAGGCTGGAAATGGTGGACGTATTTTTGTTTCGAACATGTTGACGGACATGATCATGAAAGGGTTCAAAGGAAAATGGGGAACGGGTCTAGGAGAGGAAAAGTCAGGTGCACTCCAGGCACTTTCTCGTTTATCGTATGTAGATTTTATGTCACACTGTCGTCGTGTTATTCTTGCATTTGATACCAGTAAGAAACTCACGGGTCCTCGTAAACTTCACACTTCGCAATATGGATACTTTTGTACTTCAGAAACACCGACAGGTGCATCGATTGGTATCACCAAGAACCTAAGCATTATGACAGCTATTTCCACCGCATCACAATCGGATGCCTTTTTCAAGTGGCTTCGTGAAAAAGGAGGAGTCATGGAACCTCAATATGTTACCGAACAAGAACGCATCCTCTTTATTCCTGTTCACATCAATGGAGGCATCTTTGGCTATGTAGCAGACTCGAATGCAAAACTTCTGGTAACTGTTCTAAAATTGCTAAAACGAACGGGATGTCTTCCTTACTCCGTCAGTATTTCATTCTCGTATCGTGAACGAATTATTTCGATCTACATGGATGCAGGTCGTCCACTTCGTCCCCTCGTGTGTCTAAGTGAAGATTCCGCCAACAAGATTCCCATTAATAAGCTAGCCAGTTATCCCAACTGGAGGTCATTGGTTATGGGTAATTTGAAGAGCAGAGAATTCGCGAATTTGGAGACAACCGAATTTGTAGATCCCATTCCAGAGAGGAAAACATTACAACAGTATAAAGAATTACTGGAACCTCACACTGGTGCCATTGAATATATTGATCCCTATGAGCAAAATCAGGCGTTCATTGCCAATAATCCTGCCTACATTACACCTGAAACGACTCATATGGAGGTTCATCCATCCACGATTATGAGTATGATGACGACATTGATTCCATTCGCCAATCACAATCAATCTCCGCGTAATCAACTTTCATGTTCACAATCCAAACAGGGTCTATCAGTCTATGCAACAAATTGGCGGAATCGATTTGACAACACCGCTCATGTTCTATGCTACCCTGAGATGCCGTTGACAAGAACGATGTACAACAACTATTTGGGCGAAGGAAAGTTAGGATATGGAATGAACTGCATACTTGCGATTGCTTGCTGGTCTGGTTACAATCAGGAAGATGGAATTGTCATGAATTATGATGCGTTGCAGCGTGGTATGTTCCGTTCCATGGCATTCCGTTCTTATCAAGCATTTGAAGAGGATGATGAAAAGGCGGGTGTGAAAGTACGTTTTGGTAATCCTGCCCTCATTGGTAATTGGTATGACTTGAAACCTGGTCTGGATTACTCGAAGTTGGACGAGCGTGGTATCATTAAAGAGGGTGCCTATGTGGATGAAACAACTGTCATTGTCGGTGCGTACATGATGAGTATCACGGGTGGTCAGATGAATGATGCTTCGACGACACCGCAAGTTTGGACGCGTGGTCGTGTAGAAAAGGTAGTAGTTATGGTTAACAATGTGGGTCTTCGACTTGTTAAGATTCGTGTTGTCCAGGATCGCATTCCAGAGCTGGGTGATAAGTTTTCAAATCGCCATGGACAAAAGGGTACAATTGGTGCCCTGTTACGTGGTCATGATATGCCGAGAACCGAATCGGGTATTATTCCAGATATGATTATGAATCCACATGCCATTCCCTCGCGTATGACCATTGCACAGAACCTGGAGCAATTGCTGGGTAAGACGGCTGCACTTTCGGGTGCGATTGGAGACGGTACTGCATTCATGAATGATGGATCACCCCAGGAGGCCATTGGTGGCATTTTAGAGGCTGCTGGATATGAGAAGTATGGAAATGAAGTGTTGTATAATGGTGCAACAGGTGAACAGATTCAAGCAGCGATTTTTATTGGCCCAGTTTATGGAATGCGTCTCAAGCACATGGTAGAAGACAAGTGGCAGGCTCGTGGAAAGGGTCGAAAGGAAGTTCGTACGCATCAGCCTACAGGAGGCCGTGGAGCACAGGGTGGTCTGAAGATTGGTGAAATGGACCGCGATTCGATTATTGGTCATGGAATTACCTCCTTCGTGAAGGAGTCATTCATGGAGAGGTCGGATGGAGCAAAGATACCAATCTGCGTAGCCTGTGGTACGATTCCCATTTACAATCCTCGTCTTAACATTGCAATCTGTCAAATGTGCGATGGTCCAGTAAAGTTTATGGGCGATAACATTCATAACTTAGAAGTATTACCACCGCTTGGACGACCCAAATCTAGAATTGTGGAGGTGGAAATGCCGTATTCTACAAAGCTTCTGACACAAGAACAAGAAACTTACTTGAACTTGAGTATGCGATATCTTACTACCAGTGGAGTGACACGTCTGAGCCCTCTTGAGTATTCTGGAACCTCGACGGAGGCAGTTCGCGATTTGCAGCGTTTGATTCTCCCTGAGGTATCCGCACCTGCCTATATCGAGGAAGTACCAAAGGCTGTTTTGACGGTGGAAGAATTGCGTTCGATGGGAGCAGCACTTCAGCAGGTAAGTGAAGAAGAAAAACAGGCATTAGATGCAGTCTTAGATGAAAGTGTAGAGGGACAGTTAATGGAACAGAATGCTCAATTTAATGCCCAAGAGCAAGGTGCTCCAGTTATACAGATTCCAGTTCAGCAGAATGCAGTCATGCAGGGGCCAGTATTTGGGCAACCAATGATGGTAGAGCCAAATGTAATTGCTCAACCACAAGTCATGCAACCCAATCCAGTAGTGAATAATATGCAAGGTGGTATGATGTTGCCATCACTTTCTGCTACTATTATTCCGTCAGCTACTTCTATGCCAGCGGCTACTTCTATGCCAGCTGCTACCGCTATGCCAGCTGCTACCGCTATGCCAACTGCTACCGCAATGCCAATGGCAACGACTATGCCAGGAGAAGGAAGGGTAGTAGGTCCATCGGTACCAGGTATGGGTCCCACAATTACGGTTCGGACAGACCCAGAGGCATTTATGAATGATGGAATTGGTATGCAAGGAATGGGTAACACTCGTCCCATTCGTCGCAATCCGTTCCGATATGGAGGTGGTATGAATGGAGGAATGGGTGGAATGGGTGGAATGGCACCGATGGCCGAACGTTACACTCCCTCTCCCATGCCAGAGGGTGTTGGAAGCCAAAATATGCCAGTACGAGTCAATAAATTGATGGAGTAAGATAACAAAAAATTTGACAGCCTAAAATTCAAATGTGAAGATTAGGAAAATGACCGATAATAACTTTGTATTCATTGACAGCATCTATCGGAGTCGTATGACTCTGCTAGATATTCTCGAAGAAAGAGGATATGATGTTGATAAATATAGGAAATTTTCTCCGGCCGAGGCAACGGCTGCAGCACCTAACTTTAGTAGTCTTGGATTCAAGGTATACAAAAAGGACGACGATACAAAGACCAAGGCATGCGATGTTCGATATGCAAATGTTGGACGGCAAAAGTTAGAAACACTCTTTAATGATATTCCAGATGAAGACAGTGAAAATACAGAGGTGGTTGTGATGATTCCAGGACTTGTTACCGATGTTCATCATATTATTTCACTCAAACAGTATTCTAAGCAAAAAGAAAACAAAGAAAATGAACGTCGAAAGTTACGTGTATCGTTCTTCAGTATTTACACTCTGGTTGTGAATCCCCTCCATCATATACTCGTACCAAAGCATGAACTTGTTCCACCTGAAAAGCACAAAGAGCTTATGGATTCAATGTACATCACTTCCAAGTCTAAATTCCCAGAAATTAAGTTTCATGTCGACCCGATTGCGAGATGTATTGGAGCGGTACCTGGTGATATTGTAAAAATCACAAGGTACAGTGCATCATCGGGTGAGTCAATTATTTATCGAGTATGTTCTCCTTAGTCTATCAATTCTTTAAAATTACCAGTCATTGACTGGACATTCTTATATCCAAGTTTATTTGCTATGACAACAACTGCACTAGCACGTATTCCTTTTTTACAAACAAACAGAATTCGAGCGGAACGATTCGGTATTTTTTTAGGAAGTTCGGTAACCAGAGAACCAATTGGTATGGAGATAGCATAAGGAAGATGATCTTCAGACCATTCTTTCTCGGTTCGAACATCGACAACATAATCGTACGCACCGTTTCTTAGATTCTTCTTGGCTTCCTGTGGAGTGATTTCCGTTCGTCGAAACATTTGATAAACATAATAAACAACACCTACACTAATGATGGGTAGAGCCCATAGTGTATACGAATAGCGTTTTACCATTTCCTAGTGTTACGCTTCATTTTTTTAGACTTTTGTTTTCTGTGATGTTTGCGTGTATGACTGGACCGAGAATGATGATAACCGCCACGAATCATAGGAGGCATCAAGGGAATATTAGTCTTGTTTTTAACATTTTTTCCAGAGGATAGAGTTGGTGGAAGCGGACTTGGTGGAGTAGCAGGCATCAAGACATTCTCTTGAGCATGGGGTTGGGTTTCCGCATCATAGGAGAAGTTAAACAAGGAAGATGTACCTTGCAAGAGGCTTTTCCAGGTGTTATAGGCCAATCCGGACATTACTACTTACAGTGGTGAATAAGAAATAAATGTATGAATGAATTTGCTATGGAAATACCAGGAGAAGAATGACAACTATTCAAAATCAGGATGATTGGAGTAAAAAACGGAAAGATTTTGTTAATCAGAAAGCCGCCCTTGATAGTAAAGGTGTTCAGTTGAATAGTACCATTGCAAATTTAAATAAGAATGTTGCAGAGTTTATTCAACGGGGAGGGTTAAGTCAATCACCCGAGCAAAATCCGCAGTATAAAGCAATTACTGATAATCTTAAAATTGTAACAGATACAAAAGCAAACTACAATACACTTAATAAAAATATACAAACATTTCTTGATGTACAATCAAAAAAAACAGACTGGAATGGTCAATTAAAAGAAAATGGTTCAATGCAACAAGAAATCATACAGTTGCAAGAAAGAAACAACGAGCTAAAAGTGGATGCTGACACTGCTCTTGCCCGAGACGAGTTGCTCCGGACCAGGGATACTCGTGTTTCAAGCCATGATTTGTTTTTGTTTGGTCGTCCAGTATCAAGAAGTCTTGTTCCTTACTTATGGACTCTTTCCATGTTGTTTATCGCCATCGGTTTATTTATCTTTAAAATTACATTCCCCGCGACCGAAATACCAGTAGGTGTGCCTGCTACAAGTATGTTTGGTACCATGCTCTATGAGTATTTGTCCAATAATATGATTCTTGTTTCTATTTTGATATGTGCTATTATTGTGATTGTTTTCTTATCACTTTACATTGCTGGCATTTTTAAATAATCAATTCATAAAAACAATCATAATGTAGTAGAATGAGTGGAAGTTCGTCTATTTCAAGAAAATTTACGACTACTGAGTTAAATGCAACATATGGAGATGGTGCCAGTAAATTGCCATTGCTACCTGCTCCTTCTACAATACTATCATCGGACCGAGAAACGAATGGTTTACTGAAAGATGCAAAGGTAAAAGATATTGTAGCTAGCCTAAAAAAGAATGGTATTCTACCGGTTTACAATGGTCGAAATGAACGGAAAGTGAATGATGCCATTACGAGACTTTTGGCGAATGGAAAAGAAGAATTTAATTTTTATTATGACCGTTATAAGGATTCGATAGGGGCTATCATCGATATGGTGGGAGAATATGCAAAAGATGCAACGCAGGCCAATATTGACCGAGTAAATAAGTTAATAACGGATGAGTTAGCTATCGCTACCATGCTAAATAGAAAACTAAATGATATCATACAAATTATGTTAGGAATTATCAATGACATAAGCTCATCATCCACCAATCTTCAGAATAGCGTACAAAATATGAAAAATACACTCAAACAGCAGCAGGTAACACTTATGAAACAGCATCGAATTATTTCATCGAATGAAGCCGTCGCAAAATTAAATAAAGAAATGGTAAAATATTCACAGGAAAAAGCCAGATATTCCAATAATTTACTGACTACCTACAGTGTACTAAATATTGTTGCCCTTGGTTTATTAGTCTATGTTTTCCGATCCACTACCGATTGAAACAATCTTAAATTTATAGGGAATGGATAGAGATGAGTCAAAAAAACCAAATAGCTATCAATGTAGATGCGATTATCAATGATCCTTCCTTTCAATCAAATCTTAAAAATGTGATGGCAAACCCATCCGAGCTAAAAACGTTGTTAGATACAACAAAGGCCAATGTGCTGAATCAAGTCGAGAAACAAAAAAAAGGTACATTTGACCGAGTCTACGGTAAGCTTGGTGATACAACACAGAAAAATGCAGTTCTTATGACTTTGGATGGACGCTCGAAACAATTAGATTCCATTCAGAAAAAGATTACGAATGTGCAAAGTGTTTCATCCCAGAATATTGCACAAGACAAAGATCTTGCACAGCGTACCTTTGAAACCAATGAATGGTCTGTCCAAAACAAAAAAGAAACGCTCTTCATCTATTCCTTATTTTTCATGTTGATTACTGGAATTGTCCTCCTAAGTGCTTTATTGAATTTAGGCATGATTAGCTCTTATTTATTCACAGGACTGATTGTTCCATTTGTGATCATCTTTATCTTTATTGTTATCTATCGAGCAAGAGTAACAAGCATCTATCGTAACAAACGCTACTGGAATCGACGTGACTTCCAGGATGAAGAGTCTCGTAAACTGAGAGTGCCCAAGCTCTCCCTGTCCGTCTGCAACCCACCCGATCAAGAAACCACTGCTTAAATAGATCTTCTTTATTTATTTTAGTAAATATGATATAATATTGTAATAAATTTTATATCATTTACATAAATAGTATGGGGCAAACTTATTCACAATCAACACCATTATTTAGTCAACCATTAGTGACATCAACAACTACATCAACATCAACACCTACATCAACATCAACACCAACACCAATGGTGGTAGAAACAAAAGGGAATACACCTCAAGAACAGCAAGCTCTCACATCATCCGACTGTCGTACTCCAACCGATGCCTTCGATAATTTAATGGGTAAAATAAGTAGCTGTGCAACAGGTAATGAAAAAAACCAAATACAGCAGTTTGGTGAAAGGGTTATCAATCTTCAGCAAGAAATCAAAGATGCACAGTCCGCCATTGATAATTCGTTAGCAAATGGAGATTTACTCTTTGGAACCAATCCTCATAATGAAATTATCCAACAGCTCATCGAGCGAAACAAAGACCTTAAAGCCAAAAAACAGTCACTCATTCACCAAATCAAAGAAAAGGAGGCAATCATTGATCGTTCCAATCGTGACTTTCAAGATGTTAAAAAAACTGTACCAGACCCACAACCAAAAAAAGTATTGCGTTTCGTGGAAGATTACACCATTGCTGTATTAGTGATCTCTTATTTGTTTATGATTGTTTCATCGATTTATCTGTATGTATATCATTCTGAGTATAAACTACTTGGTCTGCTTCAGTCCACCTTTGCAGCAGCTCTGCTATCTGGTTTCTTGTATTTATTCTTCTCTCGGTAGTTCTATTCCGAGGAGGACGATTGTTTTTCCTCCAGTAAGGAACGGTCATATTCTTCAATATCAAGGTCATCTTCAAACAGTCGCATCTGTTTGAATGTTTTCTTATCAAGAGGTTCTCCACACTTATCACACAACCGCTTATAAAGTTCAGGTTGTGACAATTTCTTACCCACACCTCCACCAATCGATTCATACCAATTCTTGTACACACGGAAGACATCTTTGATGTTCGCCTCGTATCCACCACGTTTAATTTCACGAATACGTGCATTCATGAACTTAGCGACCGAATCAAACGACTCCTGATACTTGTTTGACTCTTGCGTAACCACTGCAGGAACATGGCCCAATCCATAAGGCAGGTATTCCGTCTTGTAAATATGAATGAGGCGTGACATAAAGAGAGTTCGCCACTTTTTCAGCTTCAAATCAAGCTGATTGTCACGAGGATAAATGTGTTGGTCAGGTTGTACATCTTCCACATTGGGATCAACGAACTTGGATTCAAACGGTACTGCACGAACACGTCGCCAGGTACCACGGTCCATAGTATTAATCGCAGGGAAGGCATTACACAACATGAAGATTTTGCCAGTAATCTTGAACTTCGTTTGGTCCTCAAACAGCCCACGAGCTTCAACATCATCCTCACCTGTGAATTGTTTCATACGAGAGGTGTTTAGTGGCTCACGGTCATCGGGCTCAGCCATATAAATAAACCGCTTGTTGCGAATGGCCATGATATCTGGATTAGCTGCACCAGACTCGGGTCGCTTACGAGTTAATACAGTCGATTGTAAGGAACTCGCATAATCACCCAGTGCCATGGACATTAGGTCAACAAGCTTCGACTTACCATTACCACCTACACCAATCCAGGTTTCATAAGTCTGTTCTTTATTCGCACCCTCCAGACAGGAAGCAAGTTTTCGCCACATGTAGGAGCGAAGTTCAGGACGTGGGAATACTTTAGCCATGAAATCGTCAATTTCTGCATGAATAATAGCCTGTTCAGGGTCATTCGGTTGGTACTCGATATAGTCGATGGGGTCGCAGTTCTTCGTAACATAGCGTCCAGCCATAAAGGTAATGAAGTCGGTTGGCTCGGCATTTCGGAAATTAACACAATATTCATGTGTACCATCCTCCTTTGTTCGAATAGCATGAAGGTCAATGACGCCATTATTAAATCCAATCAAGTACTCATTCGAGTTCAATTTCTGCGTAAAGTCTTCCTCATAGAACAAGCCGATGCAGTCCTTCATGACAGAGTCTTTAAAGCCAGACTGGTATAGGGATTTCTCCACATCAAACAACTTCTTCAGACGGCTGTTTTCCCAAGATGTCTTTTGTTCATCGTTGATATTGATAATTCGCTCACGAATCTTTGTACGTGTATCAGCAATGACTTGAGCCACTTCGGTGGTGAGTTTGTTTCGAAGTTCGATGCCTTGAGGCAGTTTCTTCCAGTAGGTTCCTGTGAACTGATACCATTCCACCTTCTTGGAATCCACTGCGGCACAATAATTATTTTCATACATGCGTTTCATTAGACGTGCAATGTGGGTATGTGTTGGATCGACCTGAGACTCCACAAAGTGAATGAAGCTGTCCTTCATGATTTCTTCGTACTTCTTGGGATTGTCTTGCCTCGCCCACATGTGGAGAGACCGTGAGGTAAAGCTTTTTTCCATTTTGGAGTGCCCCCATCGGCGTTTCCAGTCACGTAGAAGTAGGTTAATATTATTCTGACTCGCTTTTCCTGACTTATTACTGAACTCCATCCATGTATTGAACATTTCCTCAGAGGAGTCAATGCTGTTCAAACACCATCCCACTTCAATCCATGTTTGGTAAGAGTTTGCTCTGTCTTCGGAAAGACATTCCACTGCCAGTCGCTTTACCACGCTAAGTTTATCACGTTCCAGTTGCTCGTGGACATTATTGGTGTTTACAACAACAAGTGGCATATCAATCGGACCAACATCTTCGAATGCAGCCATGACTTGTGGAGCAGTGGTCAGCTGGGACCGTTTACCTGTGCAGTAGTCGAGACGTTCCTGCCATTCATCTTGGTGTTCTTCTTGCAAGTGAACATCATCTGACTGGAGATGATAACGAATGGACAGAAGTTCAAGGAGTTGTCGAGGTGTATAACTGGTGACATCTTCTTCATAAAATTCTTCGGATTGCGGGTCATAGACATACACTGAATCCAAAGAATAAGCAGGGATATCAGGCTTGGATTCACCATAGAAGAACCAGCCATTTTTCTTTACGATGGCTTCATCAAACACATCCTTTTCAGGGTTAATATAACCTGTGTCTTTGAAGCTCTCAGTTAGATTCGCAAGTTCAATGGAGCGATGACGAAGGACTTGTTGATGTTCGGAGTGAAGAATGATATCTGGACATTGAATGTGTACACCATCTTTAATGGAACGCGTGGTGGTAGATTTCTTATCTTCATAGGGTGCTGGACGAAGTGTAACAAAGAAGCGTAGAGATTTATAGTTGTCAAGTTTGTAAAAGTGTTTTAGATTTTCTACGTAATGTTCAATAAATCGATGAATATGGGAAAGCTCAAACTGTCTTTCCAATGCTCTTTCTGGGGAATATTTAAAGTCTAAGTCAATGAGGATGGGTGTATGCAAATCGGTTCGTCGTTGTTCGACGAGATTTAGAGGTCGACGTTGATTGGTAAAGAGGTAATCATGGAGGTGATCGAGAAAGACAGGATATTCTTCATCCTTCACGTAGAATTTTCCTTTCATCGTACCCATGCCCGTAAACGAGCATGCTTCACCTTTCTCCGTGACTCGATGCGAGTCGAGAAACAACCCAAACGGGGTCTCAAGGAAATTTTCAATAATAGCCGGCATGGTGTTACGACTCGTCATCCCTTTTTGGGTGGGTCAAATTTTTTTATGATCAAAATCCCATAGTCTTGTTATTTTTATTTCACTTATGAATAAAATATATTATAGATTCAATTTGTCTGCATCATTTTTATCGATTGGGAATAGTAAACAATGCCAATCAAAGGATACGTCCTTAGAGGACAACTGAATCCCATTTACATGCCATCTACCATCTAAAAATACATCATAAGAAGTAAAAGAGCTTGGCTGAGTAGGTATAATATGAGAATTTGAATTCATATAGGCATGTGAGAAGGTAATCGGTTTACTACTAATTTGGCGTGCAATCATTTTAGGTATGGGATAGGAAAAATGGCCTTCTACAATGATGTGACGGTAATAAGGGTTTACGTTACAACGGAAGGGAAGTAAATAATGAGAGGGTTGTACTAAATAACGAGAGACTGGAAGAGTAAGAAGTTGGGAAGGTGACACTAAATGTTGGGGGGAGTGGAATATCTTAGCAAATGACATACATTACTAACAATGACAGAATTTAGGTTCTCTCGTAAAAATTTGATGGAAACGACTTCAGAGATTATATTAGGACGATCCAATGAAGGAAAGTGACTTTTGCCCGACCTGCCGCTATTATTTATACCTCAACCAGGAAAGGGCTGGTGGGGATGAAAAGGAGGACATACTCCGACGTATTTGCCGAAACTGTGGCTATCAGGAAGAAGACAAGAAAGGTGGACTTGTACTTGAAATTGATTTGAAGGAGAAAACATCGGAAGGATACAAGATTCTTCTGAATGAATTTACCCAACAAGACCCCACACTTCCTCATGTCAACACCATTAAATGCCCCAATATGGAATGTCAATCCAATGTGGGTGGAAAAGAAAAGGATGTAATTTACATCAAGTATGATGCAGTGAATCTAAAATTCCTTTATATCTGCAACGTTTGCGATACCAAGTGGCGTTCCAAGGCATAAATTAACAATCAACAAATACCAAACATTCCACGATAGTAAAAAAACACATATTATTTTTGATTTAACCCAATCGTTTTTCTTCAAAGGTTCGAATGACATCAAAAATAATCTGTTTCGCCGCCAACAGTTCCGCTGCGGTAGGAATAATGAAATCTTCAGAGCCGTCTGGACCTGGATCCCATTTTTTACAGAATTGCTCCAGGATTTCCTTCTCAATGAGACTCACATCGTTGACATGACATTGTAAAATCAGATAAATCTCAGACCCCTTTGTGTATTTATGTAAACGAGTAATGCGAGTATCAGGACACTGAGAGGTACGACCCACTTTATAAACGGAACGATTTAGGGATTTGAATTCACGAGTTCGGACCAAATAAATATAACCGTGTTTTTCATCGGTTTGATAGGTCATCCCCTTCATTACTCGTCGACGCTGTCCCTGTTGCACTGCAACCACAATCTGTTTGGTTTCGATTGAAGAATCTCCATTTGATTCCGTAGGAACCTCTTCATTCTGTTCGTCAATCTCTTCTTCCGTATCATACACGGTTTCGGACATCTTTATTAAGAATTCTAAAAAAGCATTTTTGTCTTTTCCACATTGGAAAACACAAAAAGACTTCGTGAGGGTGAACAACCCGCCATCACAGAGACCATGATAGAAGGTGACAAGTGCCCAGACTCGTTTTACGTTCGCTTATCCAGGACAGAACAGAGCCCCATCAACCGAATAAACACCATAAACGTATAATACTCATGAGAAACTCCATATGATATTTTGTTTTATGAATAACATGATTTATGGATTTTATTACGTATCACTTGTAACACGTAACCCTATGATGTATAGCATAAGGACTATATTAAAACTCAAGGTGAGTTTGGGAATAAATTGCTGTCTGTTCCCCTCCTGCACGAGCTCATTCCTTCAGCGAAAACGTCAAAGCGAATTCTAATAGAATGGCACCAACGAATTGATGACAAGCATCGCGAGTATTAACGACGGAGGTTAATCAGGGAACCTAATCAAGGCGTGAAAGCCATTTGGAAAGTCTTCGTCGATATTGTTTATTTTTTCTTTTGTTTTTTCTGAATTTTTATTTCGTTTTGTAGTTTTCCAAATGTTTGTTGGTTTTGTAGTTTGAGAATAACTTAATGACTAAATAACTTAATATCATACCTTTACTGTATTCATTCTGTGCCTAAAAATTAATTTTATGCGTAGAGAGATTGCTGCGAGAATACAAAGGTATGATGTTTAGGGGTTCACGTGACTGAATTCAATGGGGTCGAGTCCTTAATGCAAAGAAGTTCTAAAAATTTGCTGTTCGAATTCAAGCGTGAGATTACTGTATTCGTTTTTTTCGGGTTACAAGTCGAGAAAAGGTTTGCTGCTAGAATACATCGAGGAGTTTCCTCCTATCCTTTAGTGAGAAAGATTCTTTAAGCCCTTTCACTTTGATTTAGTCTGAAGAGTTGGGAAGTGTGTGCGTTTTGGTCCAGATGGCACGAACTGGATCGTATCGAGGATCATCAAGAATCTGACGCATACCTTCATAGGGTGTTTGTACTTGCACACCACCCGTCTGAAGAGCCTTTAGCATGCTGGGGCTCCAACCGGATAGCTGAACAACTCCCTCCTGATCCGCCTTGGCATGGAAGTCATTAAACTCTGCTCGAAGATTCCAGATAACAATGCGTGGCGGCTTCCAACCCTGACCCTCGCCCCATACTTCTTCACCTACCCTCTTGAACTCATCACGAATCATGGTAAGCTGTGACACCCATTCAGGTGTATTCCGCCTATCAGAATAATGGTTCTCACGACTGGCTGCATCGAAGCCCATATCGGTCAGAACAATGAGGTCCTCTGGCTCTTCGCCGACCGGTACACGATGTTCTTTCATCTTCTGTAGAATAGACATACATGCCTTGTAGAAGTTTGTGTTGAGTCCATGACCCAAGTTTCCGCTAATGGAAGAAATCTTCTTGTCCAGTGTATCAATACCCGCAAACGAGTGCCATTTCGGTTCGGCATCAAAGGAGAGAATATGGTCCCTAAAGGCGGAATGATTGATTTCAGAAATAAGAATACCAAGTGCAAGGGAAATCAGCTTGGGAGTACCATCCATGGAGCCACTGAAATCACACATGGGTACACACTTTCCAAGACCGCCCAGTTCCAGGGTCTTCTCACGAATGGAATTCCATTGAGCTTGATTGATTTCAATTTCGTTTTCACCAAGATTCTTATGAACAAGTGGCTGAACAAGTTCGTGCGGCATAACGACATCCGCACCCTTTGCCTTCTTTTCGCCCTTTTTCACTGACTCGATAAAATCAAGGAAATGTTGACGACATTCCTGACGATCCAAATTATCAGGATAGCGTAGTTCGTCTTCATCGCCCTTACTCTTGCCCTTCGGCTCATTCAGGAATGCCTTCTTATGCAGCTTGAGGCAGCGACCAGGAACCGCATCAGGAGTAATCGAGGCCCACGAACGACCACACATGTTCACCTCCACCGTCTTCAGAGCTTTATTCATAGCACTTACTTTCTTACGATACATGATAATCCGCTTCCGTTCCGACTTTTCGTCCGAAAAGAGTGCCTTTGCAATCTTCTGTGCAAACCCAGGATACGTACCTGAACCCTCGCGTGGAAGCCACTTAGCCAGAAGTGACATTTTGTTTGCCTCACCTGCTACCAAGTGTTGGTAATCTTTATAGAATTGTTTCCTTGTGACCTCAAGAATAGCCCACTCTAACTCGGGGACCATATGCATCAGCTCCCAGAGGTCACGCCAACAACCATATTCAGGAATAAGCGGCAGAAGCTCCCTTGTTGTTGCCTGGTCAATGTTACGAAGAGCAAGGAAGAAGTTGTAAAACAGCTTTTTTTCACCCTTTCCGCCACGCACGTCACGTGTCTGGAACGCCATCACGAAGAGGTCACGAACCGCCTCCCAGGTCGGATGGGGGCCTTTGTTGTTATATCCACCCTGTTTGTAGTACTCCGCATCTGCATCAGAAATTGCCTTGACATGGTCATTAATATAAGTAAAGGTTTGACCACGATTTAGCATGGTAAATAGTGTGACAAGATAATTCCCTACACCCTTTTCGGTATAGACATCGGCACCGTTCACACCTTTCTTAACATCATCTACAGTGTTCATCATTGCTTGTACAAATGCCATGCTGTCTAACTATAGTAATATCGGCCTTCATCTTTAGGTTTGTATTCATTGACTGCGGCAGAAACCTAAAAGAATAATCACCTATAGAAACAAAGACGATGCGAACGGTATACTTCTTTATTCAGGGACAGTTTGGGAATAACCTCTTCCAGTATTTCGCAGCGGAGATCATTCGTAAGATTTATGGGTATGATGAGGTAAAACCAACATTTACACTCAACATGGAGTTTAACAATGTGGTAGATGATGTTAAGTTTAAGCAAATCATTACCCGCTACATGCAAGGGGAACATGTTGAACTGGATGGTCGTCGTGACATTCTTCTCCTTGGCTATTTCCAACGCTCCGAAATTTTTAAGTTTGAAAGGAAATATGTACGTAACCTCTTCCGTGCTGAAAACATGAGTCATATCAGCAACCGAATTCAGATTGGTAATATTGTCAAGTATCAATCAAAACATACGGAACAGCCAGGTGATAATGATTTAGTACTTCATCTCCGTTGTGATAATTTTTGGGACCATGAAAAGAATCGCACTCAAATCTATCATCCTGATTTTATAAAGACTCTTGTTCGTTCTATTAAGTATGATAAACTATATATCGTTTACAATCCAGCCAATTTTGAATGGGAAAGAGAGTATTATCGTCAGTTTGACGAGCTACAACCAATTTGGATTCATGGAAATCTTGGAGATGATTTTGATTTCCTGATGAAGGCAAAAAAGATTGTCACCTCTGCCTCGACCATGTCTTGGATGGCGGCATATCTTGGACAAGCAAAGGAAGTACATATTCCATATAATTCATACTATGGAGGAGTAGAAGGCTATGAACAGAGTCTAGCAGATTTTAATGACAATTGTAAAGTGTATTACAACGTGGAGTATTGGCTACCTCCAAAGAATACGAATCCAAATACACCCTAAGACATTTTGATAAAATGCTGCAAATCCTTAATAATCTTGATAGGACAGGAACGGAAACTAGTAATACTTTCATTTCCTGTAATAAAATATAGCCATTTTTTAGAGTTTTCTTTATCTTTTTTCATGAAGTTACATAAGTTCGAACCAGGAATGTCGAGCCATTGTTCAAAAAGGGCCAGAAGTTGTGTAGGCAATTTGGAATGATAGTCGATATACAAAAATGCCAAAAAAAGGTACATATCGCGTCCCTCTTTAGGACACGGGTCCGATTTTGAATACACGGTGCTAAGGGAAATATCTGAAACATGCGTCTCCGTGGAGCCCAAACAGGAGAATCCAAAATCAATAAATGTTAAGGAATGTTTTGAATCAACTTCTAAACATTCCTTTTCAACTCGTAGGAGCCTTCGTATTGGTACATCATGAACTACAATTAAAAAATTACTTGGTTTCAAATCTCGGTGATTAATACCAAGTGTGGAGTTTAGATGCCAAATCATCGCACATAACTGAAGCAAGCAATCAATGATAACACTTGATAGAAAAGAGGGCGGAATAGATGATAAATAGGAATCCAATGTAATGGCTCCATGAATTTGTTCCATTGCAAAACCAATTGAATGATCATGTAATTGGAAAATACATAATGGCTTAGGAGCTCCTGTCGGAAATCCGATATGGAACAAGCTTTCACTTACTAATTTTTGAATACACGCCTCGTATAGTAGAGTTCTACCTGAAAGGATAGGGCGTTTAATAAATACTTCTTCTTTTGTATCGATCCATTCATGTCGTCCAAGATCAATATGTCCAAATGCACCTGATGATACTGTTTTGAGAGAGACTAATTTTCGATATGGTACATCGATATAAGTATGAGGACCAGTTTGGTGAATTGGTATTTTAATGGAAGAAAGCCAAGAAGAGTTCTTTAGACATCCTTGATAGGGTAATCCCAAGGACTCCAAAGAAATCCATGCTTGGCATCGATTGTTTTCAAAACACATTTTCCTGTTTATGATAAAGAAATATGTCCAATTTGTTCCAATAAATCTTTGAACCCTTTGGAGTGACCATATTTCTCTGGTTCTGCTAACAAATACGCGGTAACTTCTCGTGGATGCTCAAAGGCTATCATGGGCAATCCTGAAAAATAAAAGGATAATTCGGATGGAATCTTCTTGGTGTGATATTTTTCAAACACATGATAGAAATAGATATCAACATCACTTACTTTTGGATGAGTAATATTTCGGAAAATAGGAACAGGAACCCATGTATCTTGGAATACCCAATTGGGATGATCAATGGTATCTGGATTCAAACGTCGATTTTGTTCTAAACGTTCAGGAAGAGACCCCTTCCAGGGTTTCCAACCGATGGATCGAAACACGGATAACCACAAATCCTGATAGTTTCGTTGATGAACATGCCATAATTCATGCTTTAACGTTGTTATCGAATACAGTTGCGAAATGTCTGGAAAACATATAATATTATTGGGGCGGGTGTGGGGCATACCATCATCTGCAGAGGGCATAAGTTGAATAATGTTTACTGTTTTCAAATCCATTTGAAGACGCTTGGGTACTAAATCTTTTGCTCGTTCGAGAAAGAGTACTACACTTTGATAGTCATGAACGGCAAAGGAATTTGGCCGATAGGATAGTTTTTCTCTTGCTTTTGCATTCGAAACTTGATCAAAACACTCTTCAAGATAAAAATCCTGCTTTTCTGCTTCATTTAAACGATTTTCAGCATCTGATTTATTAGAAATAATATGAAATACAAGATTGGGGGCCTTTGAATTCGTATTACCCATGTTTACTAGTAACTATGTATTTTATATTTATGCTGGTAAAAAAAATAAATATAATTCTATTCGGACAGCTTATTTCTTTTTATCTGATGCTTTACTTTCTTTATCCTTTTCAGACTGTTTTGCTCTTTCTTTCTTCTTAATGTTATCAACCAAGTATGAATCTATTAAGAAACTACTAATGGAGGTTTGTGTGCTTTTTGGCTTTTGACTCGATTGACTCGATTGGCTAGAACTCATCTTTATCTGCACGGCTCCTTTGGAAGAGGATGCTACAGGAATAGTTACCATTCGAGGAGCAGACGCCGTTGTAATCGACACCTTTCCACCAAACATTGATAGTACTGCAGAACGTCTGCTGGAAGTATCTAACTTCTTGAGACAATCTGAGAAGAGTAGTTCTGCCGCTTTTGCTTCACGAATGGCCAAATATTTGTCTAAATCTTCTGCAGCAGAAGGACAGCCTTTGACCATGTCGGGTCGAAATCCAGGAATTTTTTCTAAGAGTAGTCCAAACGCTTGTGAAATTGGATTCTGCAATTGATGTTCAATGTAATGGCGATAGTCTGGTTTCAATCCATTCTCTTTGATAAATTGCGGTGTTTCAATTCGTTCGCCTTGTAGCTTGGAGGCTTCCTGGCCTGCCTTCGGACTAATATACACATACGCGATTCGATCGCCTGCAGCAGGAGCATTACCAGGATCACGAGCTGCGATTCGATCTGCCAGTGCCTTGTGTGCAATTCGAGACGGATCCGCGTAGTCAGCACGAAGAGACTTTGAAATCATAAGTTGTCCCATGCTCACTTTTCCATCAATCAACTCTAAACATTTATCTTTCACAAACTGGAATGCACCTGCCACATCTCTCGCATTCAAGAGCATCTTCATCGCACCGCCAAAGATGGTTTTGACAATGGGAGCATTATCGCGACGCTTCAACGCAATACCCATGTATTTGTGGACATAATCATCTGCATTGTTTTCATACATGTTACCTGCATATCGCTTCTTAGAGAACATCAGTAGAGGATCAAATGCCTTATCAAACTCAAAGTCATGAGGAGGTTTTAGACACTTGGTAATGAAATGTCCCGCTTCGTCCGTGATATCAATCGTAGCCTGACGAGCTTCACGACCTTCGAGGCGTTCGCCAGTTTCAGGATTCTTGACATTGAACTCAACAAATAAGCTATCAGTATCACCATACATCACTTTTGCACTACAGTTATCCAGCTTCGCTTCGGGTCCATAGAACTTCTCAATGGCTGCCTTGGCGAAGAGAATCTGTTTTCGACCATAGGCGGTCACGGAAGCTGCCAGTGCCTGTAGACGAATCTTAAAGGTACTAGAGCCCAACTGGCCATAAAGTGAATTACCTGTCAGCTTATAAGCGAGCTGTTCTGCATCGAGCAAAGCATAGCGTTCAGGGTCTTTCTCCGCCTTCATCTCCTTTTTCTTGGCCTCACGGGCCGAGAGCAGCCAGGTCGTAATCTGTGGCAGCGTGGATTTTGTGCCATCGAGTGGCTGGGCATAACGACAGATGCGTCGACCACATTTAATTTTACGAGGATGTTTACGAGTGTCCGCAGGGTCAGGACGCCAAATATCGAACTCGATATCTGTAAATCCATATCCGTCACAGTTTTCATAGACTTCGGATCCCCAGTTATTTGAAATGAGAGTACCATCCTCTTTGAAGTCTTTAACCCATAGAAGCGAATCATGACTAATGTTCTCACTGACGATGGTGGATGGATACAGCGAGGCAAAGTCACAAACGCCGATAGGGCTATTTGAGTAGAAACCTGGCTCGGGATCAAGTACAATCGCACCCTCGTAGGAGTCATCCGCTCCGCCCTTGGGAGTAGGGAGAACAGGAATGACAATGTTACGCTCACGACATTGTTTGAAAATCAATGATTCAATTTTGATACCCTGGCCGCGAGTAAAGATATAACTAACAGGCACAGAGCAAACGTTTGCCATCGACATCGAGTTATTGAATGTTTCCAGTTTTTTGTACAAATCAATGACTAGATCACAATCTTGTAAACAGTATTTGCCAACCACCGCTCGTCCCTCCGCACCTTCACGGTGCAGGCGGAAAATGTCCTGAGGACTAACATCATCCTTCACAACAACCCATTTTGTAGCATCTTCCATTTCCAAGAGGGCATCCTGATCCAATGTGGTACGAATTACGAGTTTGGAACCCTCCACTTTCTCAATAACAAGTTTCGTACTTACAGTTTCACCAGTATCATCGAGTAACGTAATAGCACGTCCAGCTTTAACATCTTTAACAGCACCTGATACATCTAACACAAGTGTCTGTGTCTCTTTATCGTAGGTCTGGGATTTCAATTTACCAGACATAAAGTGCTTGGTGACCTCATCCAGTTTATAAGAGGGTAGAACGCTGTTTCGCTTAATATAATGGAATAGGTCAACTTGAAGTCGACCATGTGTGGACCAGATGTAGAGGAAGTTATCACCCATGGCGGAGGAACTCAGGAACTTTTCTTCCAGCTTGAGTTCACTTGAGAGTGTGAACAGACGAGTGAACTGGTGCACAATCGAGTTCGCACCTGTAATACCAAGCTCCTCGGCACGATGCCAAACGTAAGATTCATCAAAACCAAAGACGTTATAGCCGATGAGAATGTCTGGATTTCGCTGAATCATCCATTCGAACCATCCAAGAATCATTGCCTTTTCGGTGGAGAAGGTATGCACCTCAATACCAGGAATAGGTGAACAATCGGGGAATACAAATAGGTGACGCTCGACGGACTCAGGTGTACCACGTGTCAGGGTTGTACCGATTTGAATGACGGGGTCACCCACCAAAGTAACCATGGATTTAAGTGATTTTTCCAGGAACTTTTCAAGATTCGTAAGACGATCATCCATATCTACCTTTGCATCCAGGGCCTCATGGAATGTTTTTTGTGCTTCCACATCGAATAACTTTTTACGAATGTCATCGATAGGGCGTTTGAGTTGGCAATAGATGGGCGTCATGCCCTTGGGAAGGGTATCGACTGGATTCTGTCCTACCGATAGGCTCTTGAGAAGAAGGCCCACTGCATCCATTCCATTTTCCGCAAGATGAATGATATCCTTTGCCGCTTTTTTCCACGTTCTCTTCGCCAAAGGGAAATCACCTGTCATGGAGAAACACTCAATATCCCACGAAGCGGTTAAGAAGGGGGCTGACACACGAGGCCCTTTGGTTGGAAGAATATCTTCATAGTCACATTCTATGACAAGTGTGGTATCTTCTTCTGTAATAGAGGACCTACCATTTTTCACCAATACCCAGCCACAGGGCTGAATATTTTGGGTATGAAGGAAACGAAGCATGGGGTCAATATTGGCTTCGAATACCTCCACCGTTTTACCACGAAGGGGGGCATCGAGTGGTCGCTTGGTACAGGGCTTCAGATTCTCATCAAGAAATAGATTTTTAAGGGTACGAAACATGCTGAGAGAGGGTACGTCGATTTGTAGGAACGGGAAGAAGGTGTTGGCAGTGAAACCATAGAACACTTTTTTAGTGACGCGAGTGACTTGAATTTCGCCCATGGGAATTCCCTGGGACTGGATGTATTGTTTGATGGATTCGGATGCTTGGGATGTTTTTTCTTCAGGGAGTCGAATGTACATGGTAGGGCGAAATCCTGTGACATCACATCGAATAGAAGTACCTGACTCGGTAGCACCAAACAAGTGGATAATGAATTCACGACGTTTTCCAGAAGCAGCACTCATCATTTGCTTTCGTCGGCGGCGACGATTCTGGAACTCTTCGTCGTCTGATTCATCCGAGTTGGATTCGAAGGCTAACTCACGAACATCATCCTCTTCGGACTCAATTCGCATATCACGAGCCTGGATATCCAACAAGTGGAAGATGATATCACGATCAGTAGTGGACATGGTTGTGTTAACTATTGATTGTTATAAAAAATTCATTCAATTTTTACTCCACAAACGAATGATGCACCATTCTTAGAAACTTATAGGCGGCGTTTGGTAGATTTCTTACCTTTTTTTGCCCCCTTTTTGGTCACACGGCGACCATGATTCTTTCGCATAACCAATGCGGCGGTGGCCAATAGCGTAGCGGCAGGAGCAAGAGTATAGGTAGTTCTAGCCATTGCATCAAATAGGCTACCTCCACGTCCGCCACCACTTAGCTTTTGAGAGGGAGACAGTTTATTAGAAATAATCACAGACTCCACGTCATCCGAGGATCCCCTTGAAGGAGGAGAAACGGGATAGACAGGGCCACTAATCGACTCCAATAGTTCTGCTTCTTCTTTCATTTCTTTCGTTGGTTGAAGTTTAGAATTATTTGGAACATTACCAGAGAGTGAGGGAATAGGTAGAGGTGAAGGAGCTGTTGCATTTTGCATAGTTTCCTTCTTTTTCGGTAGTGAAGCATTATTGTTAACAGCCTTATTCATATTTTCCTGCGAAAGATTGGGTAACATATTTGCCTTTTCTGCAAGTCCTGTATTGGTAGAAATATTCATAATGTTTTTGTTAACGACATTTTTAACGACAAGTGATGCAGACTTATTGCGATTCACCTTACTCTTGTTCAGATGAAGCGATTCATTGATTCCTGCTTCGATAGCCAAGTTTCCAGACTCTTCCATGGTCTTTTCTAATGCCTTTGTATCACGAACCGCCTCAAGGTCTGCAACTTTCTCTGCTTTCTTGTTCACCAAAATAAGACTTGGGTATCCTTGTACTTGTAGAGGTTCCGCATCTTTGTTGACATTCTTTTTAACATAATTATTCACATCATTCAGCATCGTTTCATTAATCTTTACTGCAGAGACAGTGTTCTTAGGTGACTTCGCAGCTTCATCAAAATGAGGCATCATCGTATGACAATGAGGGCACCATGTTGCATAGACGAGAATAATGGTAAGAGGCTTCTTTCCAAGGAGTTTTTTGAGTGGTACAAGATCCTTTGCCGAACGCACATCGAGTGGTACACTGATTTTACCTCTGGTAGATTTTTTATGTCTCCGAACCGTTTTACGGACTGGAATCTTTTTTGACTTTTTTGATGCCATTCTACTTTGTATTCTTTTATTTTACATTACGAATGGATAAAAAGAATTCGTTTATATTTTTCTTATCGCCTCTTTAAAAGTGATCGGATACATGACAATATTTTGACCATTGTTGGTAGGAGTCGAGATGACACAGCACTTATTAAGTTTTTTTATATTATTTATCATTGCGTACCTCTTTTTGTACTTCAATGGTCGGAAATACCTGGAAACCTTTGAGACTGCCAGTGATCCAGTCAAGAGATTTCATGGCGATGGGTCTCCCGTCACCGACCTTAATATGATTGTTTCACCGCCGGAAAAACCGTATTTAATGAATCCAATCGATAATCTCGATGATTATGAAATGTCATTAGTTTTCCAAAATCAGGGGTCAAAGACTGCATCACGAAAGCAAATTAGTGACGCGATGACCCGGTACCCGATGGATTGGTCGGTGCAACCACCTAACTCCCAACATTTCCAAGATTATGAGGCAGAGTTTAAAAAACAGAAAGAAGAGGAGGCAAGAAATCCACCAGTGACATCTTTCTACAAAGAGATTGATGGAACAAATAGCCAGTTACCTGATTATGACGCAATTGATGAAGAAGAAAAGAAGATTCTGCAGACATATAAGCCAGAATCCAGCAAGGGATTACTCGAATATTCAGTGGATGATGTGAAAGGATTATTAGAGAAAGTCTATTCGAGAAAGGGCCTTATTCCAGTGGTAGAAAAATCCAAACAGGGTGAAAACATCTGGGAAATTGTGGAGCTAAAGGAAAAGGATCCGAAGATTGTTTGGGAAGATGAACTGGAAAAGGACACAGAACGTGAAAAGATGACACAACGTGGAGAAGAGGTTATTCAGGTTCCGTATACCGCTGGGGATATTGCAGCAGGCCTTGATCCATTCTTCCAAGCCCGAAATACTGTTCGCGATGGTAAATACGACTACACGCAGTGGACACCAGGACTGGAGCGTATGTTTGCACCTACCTACCCGATTAAAAACTGGTATTAAATAATCCCTGTAAGGTGCTTTAGATTAAAAGTAGATTATAATACACTATATCACAATCTACCTTTTAAAATAAGAAATAATAAACTTAAAAACACATAACCTTTCTAGAAGTAAATGGGTACAATCTTTTCTCAGCAGACCACCCCTTTGTTAAAAGAGAATGTGGTAGAAATGAATAACAATGTACTCACCAATCGTTCCATTAAGAAATACAAGACCAAAAAAATAGTTATTCAACCCAATGCATTTGATATTTTTGAAAGACCTCCAAGGATATTACAAACTGTTCACGAGCATGACCGAGAAAATTACCCCGATAGTCCAAAGGAGGAATCCTCAAAGGTATATGATAATCGTTCATTGCAACAAATTTCTTATTTGAGTGGAACCGATTTCTATGATTTACAAAAGATAGGTAAGGAGAATGTCTTTGTCACAGATGATATCATTGTACGAAAAACACACTCCAAGGTAACAACACAATCCTAGCCAAAAGTATTCTCAGAAGTATAGTACATGCGAAGAGCACCATCGTCATTACGATGTTCTGCATAAACTTGTCCCATCGTCATCGATGACATTGGGAGGGTATGTCCAATAAACATAAACAATGCCTTTTCAGGTGTCAACTTGAGTTGTTTTCGAATGAGGTAGATAAAATTACCTACTGTCAAGTCTGATGGAACAAGGTATTTATGTTTCTTAATATCAGGAATATCAGTACTATCCCGTAGTCGGAAGACGAATACAGGAATTCTACCAGGATATTTCTTCGCAAGTCGTTCAAATTCTTCTTTGGTAAATCGAACGTTTTCGTCCATGATGAATCCTGTTCTAAGATAGAATTTTTTCTTTAGATTCAGACGTATAAGCTATTTAAAGATTATCCCACTCAATAATAGTAATATATGGTAGAATCCGCGTCAAAACGATGTCACACCCTGCTTCGTCATCTAACTCCTACGATTTCTCCCTCCATGCCAATTGTTTCTCCACAATCAGTCCATAGTACATTACTCCAAGAGGAAACATCCTTAGAGTCGGAAATTCAGCAAACACAGCAATGGATGGATTCGTCACGTTTTGAGCATACCAAGCGACCCTATAGTGCGGAAGCAGTAGTTCGTCTTCGTTCGCCTATTTCTCAACAGTATGCCAGTAATACGACGGCGAAAAAGCTTTGGAAGATGCTTCAAGAGTACAAGACAAAGGGTGGATATTCGCATACGTTTGGATGTCTGGACCCTGTTCAAGTTGTGCAAATGGCAAAGTATCTATCCACGGTGTACGTCTCAGGTTGGCAATGTAGTTCCACGGCTTCAACGGTGAATGAACCAGGTCCAGACATTGCAGATTATCCGTGGAATACCGTGCCAAACAAAGTAGACCAGTTGTTCCGTGCACAATTATTCCATGCTCGAAAGCAACGAGAGGAGCGTTCGTGGTGGCCCAATTTGAAGCAAAAGCAGACTCCTTCCGTGGATTATCTTCGGCCTATTATTGCCGATGGTGACACAGGTCACGGTGGACTCACCGCAGTCATGCGGCTAACAAAGTTGATGATTGAGAGTGGTGCGGCAGGAATTCACTTCGAGGATCAAAAGCCAGGGACAAAGAAGTGTGGTCATATGGCGGGAAAGGTTCTTGTCTCGGTCCAAGAACATATCGACCGTCTGGTCGCTGCACGACTCCAAGCAGACATTATGGGAACGGATACCATTCTAGTAGCTCGAACCGACGCGGAGGCTGCAACGTTACTTGACAATAACATCGATCCTCGTGATCATCCATTTATTCTGGGAACATCGAATCGCGATCTCATCTCTTTGAATGAGGCGGTTTCGATTGCGGAGGCTCGTGGAGCGTCAGCCACTGAAATTCAGCGAATTATGGCAACTTGGGAGAAGGAGGCCGAGCTGATGACGTATGGAGAAGCAGTGGAACAAGCACTTTTGCAGAGGGGAGGATTCGGTATTAAGGTCTCGGAACAGTTACAGCAGTGGAAAGAGAGATATCCTCAGTTGAACAATCGGGAGGCACGTGCGGAAGCCAAACGTCTGGGGGTAGATCCACACTGGTCCTGGGAGAAACCACGGACTCGAGAGGGATATTACCGTGTTCGTGGTGGTCTCGAGTACTCGATTGCTCGTGCCATTGCATTTGCCCCTTACGCAGATCTACATTGGATGGAAACCTCGAAGCCGATTCTAAAGGATGCTCAGCAGTTTGCGAGAAAGGTCAGGGAGGTTCATCCATGGGCCCAATTTGCCTACAATCTGAGTCCATCGTTCAACTGGGATGCAGCAAATATGACAGAGCAGCAGATTGGGGCATTCCAAGATGAACTAGGCAAGGAGGGTTATGTGTGGCAATTTATTACGCTGGCAGGATTCCATGGAAATGCACTACAAGTGGATCGATTCGCAAAGGCCTTCTCGGAACAGAAGATGTTAGCCTATGTTCAAATGATTCAACGGAAGGAGAGAAAACATGGAGTGGAAACACTGACACATCAGAAATGGTCAGGTGCACAATTGGTAGACACGATGCTTCAGACGGTGACGGGTGGGTTAGCTTCTACTACATCCATGGGTACGAATAACACAGAAACCCAGTTTGTGTCAGAACATGCCAAACTGTAATGATGAAATAACTAAAACAAATAAAATATAAAAACTACAATAATATTCAGAATATAAAACATAATTCGTGTATACAATAGAAGAATCATGTTTTACGTAGACAACCGCGAAACCGACCTCATTCGAATCCTCGAATCCAAAGAGGAGGGCCAGGAGATAAAAGAATTAGTAGTGAAACAACTCCCTGTAGGGGATATTTGGATTGGTATGGAGGGAGAAGGAGAGGAGGCAAAGATACAGGAGGGAGGATTTATCATTGAACGTAAATCCATTCGTGATCTGGAGGCATCGATTCTGGATGGTCGTTATCGAGAACAGCGAGGACGAATTTTGTCTTATTGTCAAGAGCAGAAGACAAGACCAATGTACATTCTCGAAGGATCCTATCTTTCAGGGACAGGACGACTTCAAAAAAAGGCACTCATGAAGTTTGTGAATCGTTTGATCTTCCATTATCAGATTCCAGTAATGCATACTGCCTCCATTTATGAGACTGCGGAGTTACTCCAGGCCCTTTTAGAACAATGGAAGGAGACAGACCCTAACAAACATCTGCATGTGAAAACGACGGAAGTCAAGGTCACGGATGGAATTCATATCCAGAAAAAAGCAAATGCAGCGGATCCCACTACATTTGCCATTTGTTGCCTAGCACAATGTCCAGGGGTCTCGGTTAAAATGGCGGAAGCTATGTTACAAGAGTTTCGAACCCTTCAAGGCGTCATGCAGGCACCTGTAAAGAGTTTGGAGCTCATCAAGGTAGGAAATCGTAAAGTGGGGCCGGTAGTTGCGAAGCGTCTGTATGACATATTACATGCAGAATAATATATTTATTATCTTTTGTATTTTGCAAGGAAGATATCGATGACATCGACAAAGTGAATAATTTCATAACCTATGTTATCCAACAAGGTAAATAATTCCATGCGAAGTTGCCGAGCAGGGACACCCTCCATTTCCTTATAGGGGCCCCAACTTTCAAACAAAATAGGAGGGTAATTGTTTCGGTGCAAGGTCTCCCTTGCTCCTTCCAGAACTTCTTTTTCAAACCCTTCGACATCGATTTTAATAAAACCAATCTGTTCAAGATGATAGGAATCCAATGTCCTCATTGGAGTTTTGACACGTTTAAAATATTGGTCCGTGGAAGACAATGTCTTGACACCATTACCACCTCCATCTTCGGATCGAATGATGTATTCTACGTCCTTTTCTTCGTTACCAAGGGCAACATTGAAAAGGGATACTTGATACTCAAGAGAATGGAGAGCAACATTGGCAGCTAAATAGCAGAACGTTTTGGGGCTGCATTCAAACGAATAAGTGTGAGAGGCTTTCTTACCACACGTCCACGTATAGGTGCCAACATGTGCACCAATGTCAATAAATGCTTTATCAGACGTAATCATATTATCATAGACCCATACAATCAGCTCCTTTTCGGCCATACCTTTTTGACAGAACCAGATAGCATTGGTTTCTTCAGGGAAAAAGAGGGGTTGATTCTCTTTGATGGAGGATGGAACAGGAGGTAAGGAAACAAATAGTTTATCATGTTCCGCACTTCCTTCTTTTAACAAATACATTGTTGATAAAAGAGGAAAGAATCTTTAGATTGATATCTCTAGAATCATCCGACATAGGGTTGTAATGGTTCACCAAGATAACTCTTCATAATAATAATTTCTTTCTCTTGACTTTGGATGATTTGATCCAGTAGATGTTGCACGGAATTTGGTTTCTTTTCAAGACGTTTGCTCATCATGACAGCCATGGAGTGATGGGGAATCATTCCTCGTAAGAATTGGATTTCGGTGACAAACATCTGCGTGCGAATGAGTGCAAAGAAGACTAGAGCGGTTGCTAATCCGCTTAGAGCCTTACCAAGGTTGAGTGTAAAGAATCCCATGAAGAAGAGCATCCAACCGACCATCAGGCCGGTCATGTAAAAGTCATTCAAACTGAATCTGAAATCGTCCCATTTGTCAATCCAATTGTTCATGGTCGAGGCGTATCCTGCAAAAAACATACAGATGACCATAAACATAACATTGTGTTCATTCATCCACATTTCTATTCTATGGGTTGAATTTAGTTCTCCTTTCTCTCGTTGAATTGAATATTGAGTTCACCAATATTTAGTTTGTTATTATTTTTACGGGTTTTATTGGCTCCGTTATTCCTATTTTTTGGTGGAATAGCTTTCATCCACTCCACCGTTTGAATATTATTTTGTAGATAGGGATTACGTGGATTATTATGAACACTCTTAATACTGAGTGGATCTTGATAGACAAAGTAATCTTCAATGTTCTTCTCTCCAGAATCCATCCTTTTCTTTCGTAATTCATACATTTTCTGTTTATCGACAACTAATACAGGTTTGTTAAAAACAATTGGCTCATAGGTAATTGCATTTCCCTGATTGGCACGTACCTCGATGGGTTCAAGCATATTCAGGTATTTCTTATCTTCTATCATTTTCATTACATTAAGTTTGGCAATTTTTTGTCTAAGATTATCATCAATTGGTCTTTTTTGCTGTGTTAAACCCTTTTGGCGTCGCATGAGCATATTGAGACGTTTCCATATACCTTTTGACTTTCCATCTTCAGGATTTTCTGCTGGATTTAGGGATTCTATATCTTCTCGTTGTTCTTGTAATCTTAATTCTTGTTCTTCTCTACTTCGCTCATGATCTTGTTTCATTCGTTCTCGTTCATGTAGAAATTGTTCATCGATTGGTCTCCATAACTCTTCCCCCTGTTCAGGAGTTAAACCATTCTGTTTGATTCTATTCTTTATTTGTCTTTCTAATCTTCTTTGCATATCATGACGCCTTTTTATGCCTCTCCATTCATCTACATGCAATTCATATATATCTTTCTTTTGGAACTCTGCTAGTTCCTCTATTTCCTTTTTCCATTGCAAATTTATAGGATGTTTATGGTAAGATGGTAGAATAGTCCGTTTCCATTTGTCCACTTCATCCCATAATTTATATCGTCGAACATAAGTATCATGTTCATGCTCACATAATTCCTGAGTTCGTCTCCACTCTGCTTCGTCAAGGTATTGTTGTAGTTCCTTTCTCCTTGCTACTAATTGTCTCCATTCCTCTATTTCTTGTTTTAACTGATCGTGTTCAGGTTTGTCTTTTAATTGCCATTTTCTTTCTTTTTCTGCATATATTTCGGAATAGGCTTCCGCCTGTGCGTCCAAATCAGGAAGGTCCTTTTTAATATTGGTAAGTTCTTCTCTTGTTAACATCTTGACAGGTATTCTGTCCAGCTTGTTAATATATTTTGGAGGATATTTATCTAATAATTCTGCATTGTATCGTTTTATTTGTTCTTTTATATATTCATACTTTTTAGGCCAGTAATAGGCATTCTTATCATTTATGTAAGAAGATCCTGTATTAAATTCGTTTTTGAATTTAATCCATTCTCTACCACTTCGAATTTTATCTCGGAGTTCAATTTCTTCTTTTGTAAAACGTGTAGGTTTTCCTGTTAGTTTTAATAATTCATAATCGATAATGTCTAAATTTTTTAAGAATTCAAGATTTTTCAAAATATACCCATATGCTTCTGAATACGTATAGGTATTCGCCTTTTTAGGGTGTTTACTATTATAGATAGCAGGATGTGTATAGAATAATGCTCTTTTTAATGCCTGATTTAATTCGGTAACATGCTTGTATTTGCCACCGATTACTCGTCGTGTTTGTTTCTTGCTCTTGCTCCTACTCTTGCTCCTCCCTTTCCCTATTTTTCTTGTTCCAACACTCATCTACTAAACCCATGTATTTATTCTACCAATCTTTTAAAATTACCTTGCGACCAGTGGTACACCAAGAAAGCGGATAGACCGAAAACGGTATCTGCCAATAAAACGACCCAGGCCATACGATTCTGATGAATGGCCAACCAGGCAAAATAGAACCAGAGGAGCATGTGAATCGGACGCAAGTTCTTCCACCAAATCTTGTCACCAAGGACTTCTACACCCGTATCACGTTCGCCAATAAAGATGATATAGAACCATCCAATGACAGGAATCAAGGCAACAAAGCCAAGCAGGGTGAGGAACCATCCTGAAGCAAAGGCACTAATGGCAGTGAATACAAGTCGGGAGCCAATGCATCCAAATAAGAATAGGAAAAATCGTATTTGAATGGCGTTTATGGTCATGGTTGTTAGTGTTATCTATTAAAGTATTCAGGAACAGATTTGGGATAGACGGTCTCATTCTTCGGGTTGTTCATAGTTTGTAAAAAGGAAGAAGGTGGTACGTAGTCTGCAGCGGAGGGTCGCGGCGGTCCAGCGGTTGGATTGGAATGAGGTCGATTGAGTACCTGTTGAATAGCAGCAGCAGATGGCATGGATTTCATCGTACCAGGTGCGGGACCAGATATACTTTGTAGGTATCCAGGTTGTTGTCGAACCTGTTTTCGTTGTGATTTTTTGGAACCAATCAGGCGTGAGGCCTCTTTCTCCTTTCGTTCGATCTCCGCTCGTGTCTTTTCCGCCGATTCCATCATGGCCTGCATAATCGGCGATTGTTCAATCATATAGGATTTTTCATGATGCAGCCAAGAAATATGCATCATATTCGGCGGTGAATATCGAACTTCAAATCCTGCATGACGAAGTTGGTAAATGAGATAGACAACACAATCTTCCATATCAAGTTTGGGTAGACCAAAAATAAAGGGTGGAACAGTGTACAACAAATAGCACTGAGAATTGGGTAATCGGCTGATGACACGAATTCGGTTATAGATTTGTTCCAGGATTTTGTTGTAAGCACGTAGCTTGGAAGCATCCTTTGTTTTTCGTTTATCATACAATTCAGAGGGGGATAACTGGGGCGTTCGTTCCTCCATTACTGTAGTAATCAAAGTATTTACACATTCATAATAAACGCTTGTGGATATAAAGAGGATTCAGTAAAACAGGATAAGCAATGATACCTTATCGAATTTATCTATCTGGAGGGGGGATGTGTGCTATGGCTCATATTGGTGCATTGGTAGAACTCAATCATCACATACCGCTAAAGTCCATCAAAGAGTGGATGGGTGTATCCGCAGGTTCTCTGGTCGCCATGTGTTTGTCCATCGGATATTCATTGGAGGAGTTGGAAGATATCTCAGTCCGTTTTGATTTCACCAATGTGAAAGATTACGATTCAGTTCCGGGATGGATTTTACATTTTGGCCTGGATACAGGGGAAAGACTGATGAAACTCATCCAAGCTTGTTTACATGTCAAGGGGCTTTCCTCCGATTTCACCTTTCAAGAGTGTTTGGACCGGTTTGGAAAATCACTTCGTGTCGTGGCAACGGATTTAAATGATGCTAAACCGATTACCTTCTCTCCCAAGGATACTCCGAATTATCCGATTGCGGATGCGGTTCGTGCTTCCATGGGCTACCCGTATTATTTCCAGCCGCATGTTTGCCCCATCTCAGGTCATTATTTGGTAGATGGAGGTGTGATCAGTAATTATCCTCTTTTCGTTGTTCCTGAAGAAGAACATAGTAGCACACTCAGTATTCTCATTCGTACCTGTGTGGAAAAAAAGGAAAATCTTATGGAGGCAGAAATTGATACACTCATTTCAAGGCCTCTTCAGATGGTACTGATTGAAAAAAATAACATTGAGGCTCGATTCTACGATGCACGATGCATTCAGATTATGCTGGGAAGTTTGAATATTTTAGAATTTTCTTTTGATGAGGAAACGAAGAGTTTTATCATCAACAAGGGAAAAGAGGCGGTCTCCAACTTTTTTAAGCAGATGCCGAGACCAAAGAGGCGACATTCCCTCTCGTAATTAAAGGGTATTGAGGAAGCTCATAATTCCATTACTGGTTCGTTCACCCGGATACTCCGTAGTTTGTCCGCCACTAACAACTAATACAGTAGGATATCCACGAACAGGATACTTCGAAATTTCGGCCTTGTCCTTGTCGGCATCGAGAATTTTAACAGTTGCCTTGGTTCCATCCTTCAGAGTGAGTGGAGAGGCAGCGAGAAGCTTGTTAAATTCGGGAGCCGCCTTCTTACAATGTCCACACCAGTCGGCCTTGCAGATGATGACCGACTTGCCTGCATTCTCAAATCCTTCATAGGGGTATGACGTAGAATTTAGAACAGAAATTGCAACAAGAACAACAAGAAGAATACTGATGATAGTAATAGGTTTTAAGGCAGCCATGTCTACTTCAAACGGCCATTTTAATTTTAAGTATGTTGTATGATGAGGATGTATATAAAAATTGATTTAAAGTGTCTACGCTATAAAAACCAAGAATGATCTACTGGAGTCCCGTGAATGACAAAGTAGAAGAATGGCAGCCGATTGGAGGATGGAATGCATCCTTTTCGGAGCAAGACAAGATTCAACTGACACATCTCTTCTTCTTCTTCAAAAACAAGAAGGGATGTAGTGATCGTAAGGCAGAAATATTGGCACAGATGATTGTCTCCAAACAAAAATACAAAGGACTCATGTACTCGAAGGAACAAGAACAGCAGATTCGTGAGGCACTACAAACGGTGTTCTCTTCATAGGTTTATTCACTGGGCAATAACATAAGACCCAACATGGTGAAGAAGAAAAGAACCGTATTAAATAAAATACCAGAAACGGTCAATGCTCCCGTGGAAGTAACAAAGGAAACGTAATTTCCAAAAACACGTTGTAGAATCAGTGATGTTTCTGGATTAGCAAATAAGAAAAAGACTAATGCACTATAAAAACTATATTTTACTTTTAATAAAACACGGTTGTAACTGAATGTGGTTGACTTACTTTCACTATCGGATCCCATTCTACTTGGGCATACGTTCTTTCAGGGCAATAAACGCACTGAGTGCAATTTCGCCATCATTGCAAAGAACGTAGGGGGTCAGTTCAACGAGTTTCTCAAGGGGTGGCGATGCCTCGTTTTTATTAGTATGTTTGTTGAAATAATGGTCGGGCATGGTATCAATGGGAAAGCTCGTTTCTCCAACGTCGACGGTCGAGAAGTCAATCGTGTGTACATTCATAGGAATATCCTCTCGAGCTTGACTGGGTTTGGTGCAAACGAGGTATAGATTGTTTTCTTGGAAAAAGTCTGTGACAGATTCATAGGCGAGTTCAGTTAGCTTAGGGTTGGAGGAATTCAGGAACGAATTTCGGGAGCGAAGATGGAGATTGTTCCCTACCGTAAAGAGTTGCAGATAAGGAAAATCTTCAGGATCTTTGTAGGATTTGCGGTGGGCGAGAGGATTCAAGAGAGTAGTAAGACGAATCTTGGGGAGAAGGAAGATTTCTTCGTTGAATGTATTTTTTTCTTCATCGGTGGTGAACTGTGTTATTTTCTCTTCCGTTTTACCAATCAAGTATCGAATAAAGGAAAGTAATTCGGCTGGAGGATGTTCAATGCGATAGACACCATAGGTGGGTAAGCCACCTTCTTTGGTGGGAGAGGGACGTATGTTGAGGCAAAGGTGAAGAAGAATAAGTAGACTGGGAAGAAGGTTGACATTGGATGTTTCGGAGAAGGATAATAAACTCGACTCCAAAAAGGGGTAAATTGGGTCAAACAATGATTTAAAATACTCGAAAAGGGGGTTCATGGCGACAACCATTTTTTTATCAAAAATCGATAGGGCTCCACCAGATTGTTTTGGTTTACCACCCTTCATGGCTGGTTTCTTTTCAGGCTGTGTTGCCTTTTCAGACGGTAATGGTTTATTAGCATCCTTTCTTAGTTCACTAAATGATTTTGATGGGTCCTGATTAGAAGCTTTAATGGTAGTTGTGACCTTTTGAGCACTTTCTGCCATTTGTTTTGCATTTTTTATAGTAACTTTTCGTCCAGTAAGAGGGTTGGCTTCAGTCTTTGTAGAAGCTGGTTTTGCTGATTCTGCTGATTTTGCTTCCTCTGCTTCTTTAGCTAGCTTCTTTGGCTCCTCTGCTTCTTTATCTAGCTTCTTTGGCTTCTTTGGCTCCAAAGGGTTAAATTTACTATCTAGTTTGTCCTCAAGAGTCTTCTGATTGTAGGTCGGTCCAAACTGATCTGAATCCACTTTATCTAAAAATTGCCTTGTTTGTAACAAGCTTAATAGTGTTGTCAATCGATTGGTTAGTTGTTTCTTTTGCTCGTCCATGTCTTTGGTTTGCTTCGCCATTTCTAATGCATTTGCATATATATCATTTGATTTGGCCGATTTTCCGATGTTAATACGTTGAAAATAATTCAGAGGAGTACTAAGTGGGACAAAGGTACTATTTGTCTTTTGTATTTCTTGAAGATTTTGAATCAAATCGGTTAGTCGTTCCTTCTGTTGTTGTTCAATCATTGTTTTCCATTGTTTTAGAACATCGCGTGGAACCATGTCTGGATGAAGAAGATACCAAGAAAGCTCCAAAATAAGATGGAATCGATCCTTTTCCGATAAATTTTGAAGGTACTTGATATTGTTAGAGTTGGAATTGGAAATCTGTTTCGAATACGGCCCTGTCTTTTCAATCTCTTGAATAATCTCTTGAATTCGACGATAAGTAAGTTGGAAAAAGTTATTTTTTAGGACAGAGCTGGAATACGAAGGGCTTTCAAGGAGTTGATTCGCCCGTTTTTTAAGAATGGCAATCAATTTCATTTTATCCTGAGGATTTTTAAATTCATACTTTCTTGGAGTAAGTTGATATGGCATGTAGGTACGAAGTAACTTCTCGGTCAGTTTTTTCTCAGCATCGTTGGGTAGATTCTTTAGAAAGGTGTTGTAAAAATCCTTTCGACTTTTATAAGCCAAATCGATACTTGCCGTTTGTTCTTGCCCCAAATAGTAACGATCACCGCCCACATCAATCATCAGTGGCAGTGTTGAAAATAAATCAGTAGAATTTGACATACCTATAAAAAGTAACCGAAAATAATAAGGAAATTATACACTAATGTAAATAAATTTGATGAGCATAACAGGGTATAAAACAAATGGAAGGTATTATTCATAGAAAGACAATCGAGACATGAATACCGTGATTCAGTCGGGTAATACCAAGATCTTTAATCCATGGAATCCAAAGAATCGGGAGCTCACTCCTTCGGATGCGATCCCGATTCTAAAGCGATATGGCTGGAAGGGCCGTATTAAAAACTTCAATCTCTTTGCTCAAGCTTGTTGCCATAAATCCTATGTGGATCGCCCTGAGATTTGGCAGGAGCAGGCAGAGTATGGAGAAGAAATTATCATTGCTCCGAAACCCGAAGACTGTCTTCCACTGCAAAAGTGCGACAATGAAGAACTAGAATACCTTGGCGATCGTGTTCTGGGACTCGTCATTGCATCATATGTATCCAAGCGATATCCAGGACAGGGAGAAGGTTTCTTGACCAGAATTCTCTCTCGAGTCGTAAACAATAAACAACTTGGACATTTGGCAAAGGTAATTGGTATGGGTGATTGGATCATTTTGAGCCGTCATATGGAAGAGGTGTGCGATGGACGTAACAACTTGCGTATTCTTGGTTCTATGTTTGAAGCCTGGTTTGGTGCCATGTTCTTGCAAGAAGAAGATGTAGGACGCGGACTTCAGCAGTGTAATGATTTCCTGGTACGTATTATTGAAAAGCATATTGACTTTGTTCAGATCATTATTGAAGATACAAATTATAAGGATCAGCTACTTCGTAAGTTCCAGGCTCTTTATCATGTTCCGCCGAGGTACAAGGAGATTGCGGTGGTAGGACCTCCGCACGATCGCATCTTTACGATGGGTGTATTGGACCCGAATGACAAGATTCTAACAACAGCCACGGCAAGAAACAAGAAAGTAGCGGAACAGGAAGCATCGCGAATGGCACTGGAATTATTGGAGCCATCGCTTGGCAGTTCTCGAGAAAATAACCATGCGGCTGCATCGTCCCACATTGTACCAGTTGCATCTGCTGCCGCAAGTTCTGCGAGTTGGCCTAGTCCTATTCCAGAATCGAGCATGGCATCACCAAAACAATCGCCTTCGAATGGTGTGATATCCAAAGACAAAATGATTCGTAGAAAGCCAAAGATTCAATATGAAAAGGATACTATGGAATAATAAAAATAAGTAAAACATTATTATTTTTTTGTCGATTTGCATTACCATAAAACTTTGCAGTGTATGTATAGAATGGATGCAAGTAAGATAACTGAGCTTCTTCAAAAGCAGAATACAAGATACATCAATCGATGCCAGACCGTGGATTCCAGTACATTAATATGGAAAAATCAGATTCAGTCTTCGAAATACATAAAAGGTGTACCTACATGTGATGGTCAACAGAATTGTAATGTTCCGACAAATCCCGCCTGTTCCATGGGAGAGGGAGTTTGTTCTTTTGGAGGTTCAGGACGAACTACTGCCATTCAAACTGGTAGTCCTCAACAGTTTTTGAATGTACTTGCAGGTGCAGCGGGTAGCGGTTCACAAGTTTATTCCTCTGAATCGATTCTATTACAAAAGGCAGGAAAACAGTCATGTGGTGTTCCTGGTACCAATCCTGCACCTGAAAATTCGTACGTTGTTCTTCCAGCCTGTTATTGTGTGAATACAAATGGTCCCACCAATTCGGATGCATCGCAGCTAAGCAATCCGAGTGTTCCTAATAATTCCACGATTACAGGTAACCCGAACAATCTACCCGTCAACAATCAGTCAAATCCTTATCTTCCAGCATTTGACACCTATTACCGATTCAAGAATCCCGCCGCCCAATGCAATTATCCGATTCAAGATCAAAATCAGAAACACTTTGTGAAAGAATGTCATACACGATTCCCTGATGCAAATAATGGTGAAAATGCTGTTTGCTCTGTATGTAATAATACACTATATCTGGATCCCATTACAAAGAAATTCATGACAAGGCCGTATTTTACTGATCCAAATACGAGTGGAGCGGCAAATGTTATTCCACCAACGTGTGAGGGTTGCGTTCTACAACAGTAAGTCTCTTATTATATATTATTACACATACAACTTTATGTTGAAAGAGGTATGTGTAAGGAGTAATGATATTGTTTCTAAAGGATGGATAGATGTCGTTCCAACCCATCGAGCCAAAAGATCCGATAGAGCCAAAGGAGTCGAAAGACCCAAAGGGCCAAGAGGAAAAAAAGAAGCCAAAAGGGTTTGTACGCAGTAGGCTACCTCAGGGTCTGATACAAAAATTACCAAAAGAGGCGATTGCTGCACAGATGCAACCGCTGCCGTCAGGGCAATTGGAAGCCATGGCTCAATCCTTTCAGGGAAATCCTCCACCTCCGACTTCTATCAAAGAAAAGAAAAAGGAGGCAGCTTCACTTGCCAATCCATTACTCGCCCCTCAAGTTTTACCAATAAAGAAAAAGATACCAGCCGATACTGGTCCCTCTTTACCAGCAGCACCTATTTCCAAAAAGAAACAACTAAAGCATGTCGAGGATACAAGTGATTTCAAAAAGAGAGTACGAAGCGTAGTTCCCGTCCTTCAGAATTACATTGATAAGAATCCAACATTGAAGGGATTTCAAACCGAACAAAATGGGATTGAAACCAACAATCCCTACGAAACCGATACACAAATCTACACACCACAAACACGCAGAAGCTTTTATCGTTTTATTAATGACAACTATGATGAGGCATTCAAATTGCTTCCACAAGTAAAAGGACGTATCGACACGGAAGCATGTTCGAAGTTAGGTGCAGCGGCAGGTGTTGCTGTTGAGGCATTTTTGTATCAGAAGTTTATTCGAGAGTACATTCGTAATGCGAGTCCTTATCGCGGTATTCTTGTGTATCATGGTCTTGGTTCAGGAAAGACATGTTCCGCCATTGCGGCAGCCGAGGCACTGTATGGAACATCGAACAAAAAGATTATTGTCATGACTCCTTATTCGCTTCGTGGAAACTTCATGTCTGAAATTTCCTTCTGCGGATTCCGCCATTTTCATACAAACAATCATTGGGTTGCTGAACCGATAGGACAATTGGGAAGCATGATGTATCTTTATGCGAATTCAGTGATGTCGCTATCCGATTCGTATCTCAACAAGGTACTTCGTCGTCCTGAGGAAGATCGTCGAGTGATTTGGATTCCTGATTTTACAAAAGAATCCAATTACGAGTCACTAAGTCAGCAAGAACGAGAAGATATTCGAGCCCAAATTACAAATGTCATTGAGACTCGTATTACCTTTATAAGCTACAATGGTGTCACTGCCAATAAGTTGAAAGAATATGCCTGTCAATCGGATCCTCAAACAGGAGAACGACTTTTTGACAACGCAGTGATTGTGATTGATGAAATTCATAACCTGACTCGTTTGATGCAGGGAGAAATTACACCCTATATCACGGAACGAAAAGGAAAACAGCGTAAGATTCCTGCCGAACCAATTGTACCAGGAAAATGGAAGCCAGGTCTCTGTAACAAGCCACTGAATTACAAGCGTTCGTATCTATTTTATAAGTTATTAACGGATGCAAGAAATAGTAAGATTATTGGACTCTCTGGTACACCGATTATCAACTTCCCAGATGAAATTGGTATTCTAGCAAATGTTCTAGCAGGATATACCGAGTGTGCAGAGTTCATTCTTCAGTCGCCTAACAGTCAATTGATTCAGAAGGTGAAGACGATTGCGGAAGCAGAACCACGCGTTGACATTGTTCGTTTCAAGCCTGAACAGCAACAATATCGTGTCTTAATTTCAACTTTCCAGGAGGGTTATGAGCGAGTACAGGCAAACGAAGAAGAAAAGAAGGAGAGTCAGGAAATTGGTGTCCAATACCGTGCAGAGGCCCAAGAGGGGATTCGAGAGGTGTTTGGACGAATCAAGGCCAAATTACAATCCGAGGCCATTCCCATGAGTCCTGAAACCTATGTGTCTTATCCTCGTCTACCGGTTGATCCAGATGAATTTAAGCGTGAATTTATTAATTCAGTGAACCTTTCTATTGAAAACACACTTGTTCTTCAAAAGCGTCTGACGGGTCTCATTTCATACTACAAGGGCTCCAAGGAGGAGTATATGCCTCGTATTATTCGTGATGATGTGATTCGTTGTGAAATGAGTGACTACACGTTATCGATGTATATCAAAGAACGAATTGGAGAAATCAAAGGTGAGATTAAAAAAGAGAAGGGAAAGGGTGATGTATATTCCAGTGTCGAAATGTTTGCAAAAATGAAGAATCCGTCGAGTTATCGTTTCCGTAGCCGAGCTCTCTGTAATTTTGCCTTCCCCAAGGCCATTGAACGCCCTTTCCCAGAGTCTATGGAAGAGGAAATAGATGAGGTAGCTGAAATGGAGGACCTCCCTATGACGGAGGTGGAAACCGTGAGTGAGGAGGATCTTGCCGCTCAAGAGCTGGTTGCGGAGGAAGATGAGAAGATTGATGCTCCTGAACTACCGGTAGAGGAGGGTGAAGGAGATAAGGAGCAGGCAATTAGTTTACAGCGTATCCAAGAGGGAATCGAGGAAGACGAAATCGCTCTTGAGGAACTAGAGCAAGAAGAAGAGCAAGAGCAAGAAGAAGAGCAAGAAGAAGAGCAAGAAGAAGAGCAAGAAGAAGAGAAAGGACAGGAAGGAGGGGTAGGAGAAGATGGTAATCCGCCCGCTCCTAAATTTAGGATTAAGACCGTTAAAAAACCAGTAGAGGTCGAAGCTCCACCTATGGAGCCAATCGAAGCACCTTCCGCAGCAGCAAGTGCACCCCTTCCACCTAAGCCCTCTTTTAAGGCATCCTTGTTTGTGAAAAAGTCAGTTCAACCCTCTCTCCCTGTCAAGGAAGAGCCGTCTGTAAAACGCGTCATGACATATCAAGAGCGTCTACAGCGTGCCCTTCAGCAACTGGAAAGCAACAAGGAGAAATATCTCTTATTGGACGCTGCCAATGAAGAAAATCGTCTTCGAAACTATTCTGCCAAACTCGATTCCATGCTCCGCAATATTCAGTTGTCACAAGGAAGTAATTTGGTATATTCACAATTTAAGACAGTAGAAGGTCTAGGAGTACTTGGTATTGCATTGCGTGCTAATGGATATGTGGAAATCAAGATTGAGGGTGGTGACGCGGCTCCTTACTTTTCAAAGGAAACAGAAGAATCGCTACGAAAGGGTCCTCAGGCCAAAGAGAAGCGTTTTATTTCATTTACAGGAGAGGGATCCAGAGACCGTCGAAATCTTGTGCTCAATATTTTCAACGGAAACTTTGACAAACTCCCTACCAACATGCGTGTTATTCTGGAGGAATCAGGTTATGGTGAGAAGAAAAATCAGTATGGTGACATTTGCTGGGTCATTGGAATCACAGGTGCAGGTGCAGAAGGTATCTCTCTGAAATGTTGTCGTTCCGTTCACATTATGGAACCCTATTGGAATAATGTTCGTCTGGATCAAGTCAAGGGACGTGCAGTTCGTATTTGCTCTCATCAGGATTTGCCGTTTGACAAGCGAGAAGTTGAAATCTACACGTATTACTCCGTTTTCTCTGCTGACCAGAAGAATAACAACAAGATTGACATGACAATTCGCACAAATGATGATAATGAAACATCTGATGAAAAGGTGTACAATGTTAGTATGAGAAAGGATAAAATTAATCAAGAAATTTTAACACTAATGAAAGAAGCCGCCGTGGACTGCGGCCTAAATTCGGCAGACAACGAAGGAGTACAATGTTTTATGGTGGATGGTCGTCCTGATCAGTACTTGTTTGATCCCGATCTGCAAGTTGATAAACTACTAACAAGCAGTGAGTTTAAGGAAATAAAGCAAGTCAAAGAGGATGTCATGGAACCACTGAAAGTGGTGGAGCAAGAAGTGGGCGAGAGGGCACCACCAAGAGAGGAGATTATCGAAGTCCAGGCAATTAAATATAAGGGCGTAGAATATTTACTTCGTCCTAAGCCAGATTCAGGAGGATTAGTGCTGGAGATGTTTTCCTTTAAAGATGATAAGTTTAAGATGCCTCTGGGTGAAATTACAGTGAATCCACTGACAGGTACATTAAGGGGATCGAAACCACGCATGAAGGGTGTATAATCTATTCCATTTATAAATAAATGTTATAGATGATACCATAAAATTTATTCAATAAGAATGGAGTAAAGCAAATTCTAAGATTCGATAAAATCAAATACACCAGGAGCTCTTGGGAAAGAGCTATAAACCCAATCGGCATGGGCGTCACGCAGAATTTCAAATCGCTGAATTCTATAATCAAAGAAATGTATCCAAGCAACATCATAGGTACATGCGGTGGAAGATGCGACGACACTGGGTGGTTGTTTCGAAAGCCCATTGGTTCCAATCGTAATGCTCGAGGAAGTATTTAATCCAAAAAGTAGTTTATTAGCATCTACTGAAACGGCAGAGACTCGTTCCTTATTGGAAATTATATCACTAATGCTATTACATGACATTTGGAATCCAGTATTATTATTAATTATGGTTAGTAAATACCATTGATCAATCAATAATTGAAAGGATGTTGTCTGTGTCTTATCTTTATTGAAATTATGTTTGAGCAAAAGTGACACGACGCCTTCACCTGACTTTTTGGCAACAATGCTGAAGAAAAAGCTACCCGTTTGGCAATAGACAAGGGTTTCCTCAAACGAGGATATAGTTTTCATTCGAAGAGCAATGGTCATCGTACCCCAGGATTGAAAGGCAATGTTGGTAAGTTGAATGGCAGATTGAGCATTGTTCAGGCGGACATATGGTTTCCTGCCTGGAACGCTAACGGTTTCATCTGTCCTTGTATTATAGTTTACGTTGGTTTGTCTTATCAGTGGGCTAAACAAGAAGGGGTTTCGAAGTTCCTGGAAGCCAGTTGTATCATTGATGAGTTCAAATGATAAGAATGGAGCTTCACGTTCACAAGTTATGCTTAATTGATTAGTCATAAAAGGAGAATCCTTTGTGATAGTAGGAGGGCAAGGAAGAGTCTGTAGATCAAAGGTATGACCACCACCATTCGAATTCTCATAATAAATTTGTGTAATGTTTGGCATACCTCCTCGGAACAACGTACATACATTTGATTGATAAAGAGTACCTTTTTTCGTTAGATTGGCAAAGACACCCTTCTTATCCACTTCACGTGACTCCATAATGGATTTTATACTATTAACAGGTTGATTAACACTAATGAAAAATCCATCATCTGATGTGACAGAGAACTTTATATTGAGTTCGCGTGGAATGACAGGGTATGGGGATGACAATAGCAGGGATTCGGATGGGTTCTGAAGGTCTATGGAAGGAGGTTGCAAGGAAGGAGGTTGCTTGGATGTGGATGGTATCTGCAAGGAAGGAGGTTGCTTGGATGCGGATGGTATCTGAAAGTCCATGGAAGGAGGTTGCAGGGATTTCAATGGAAGTGGTGGAATAATAACATTGGTAAGCTGCATCATCATAAACTTATCCGTTTTGATTTGAGGAACAGTAGTTAAACCAGGGCTTGGGAAACGAACAATGTTCTTTTCAATGGTTCGCCGCAAGAAGGCACCCACTTGATTCGGCTTCTTAGGATTGGGTGCGAACCAGAAGACTTCCACGCCCTGGGAGTAAGGTGCTTTCCGAATGGCGGGTGTACCACGCAGATTCAAAAAAGCCTCTGTTCGTTTGACAGGATCTTGACTTGTTAAATTTCGAATAAATCCATTGATGTAATTTTTTACTAATCCTAAGTTCTTAAATTGAAGGTCATAAATATTCTTCTTCATGGTTTCACTATGGGGATAGAGCCGACCCATTTCTGCATTAGTGCCTGCCATACTTACGAGAAGTTGTTGTAAACACTTAAGATTAAAGGGTGGTGGTGAGCTATCACTGATATCCGAACAAAAGTTAAATTGTTCCAGTATTCCTTTTTGTAAACACAAGTCTTGAGCAGCGGCCTTCAATCGAGTGTCAGGTGCATTATTACCATTATTAAATAATCTTGAAAATTCAGCAAGAGCAAACGCAGCAGTAGCATTACCAGATTGAATTGTTCTTACATTCATAGGTGGTCTTGCCGAAAGATTGTACAATTTTACAGCTTCACTATTTATGAAATCGTTCGTTAAAAGTCCTCCAGTCATTTTTGGCTCCGCGAGAGCCAAAGCCAGAGCACCCTCTTCTTTGCAGCCAGCTTGGCGAGTTAGTAGATTACGAAGGCATTCTTCGTCACAGGAAGGAGTTGTAGGAGTTGCAGGAGGTAGAGGAGTTGGAGGAGTTAGGATGGTTGTATTTCCAGGAGGAGTCGTAGCAAATCCTTCCTTCACATTACATTGACTAGCAGAACGAATCACATTGGAACAGTTTCCTAATCTTTCTTCAGGATAAAGCGGCTTACCCTGACGGTTGATAGGAACGCCAATACCGAGTTCAGGACAATATCCACATGCACCCTTAAACACATTATTATCCACTCGTTCACAGCTTTGCAATGCTCGGCATCGATCCATCAACATTTGTTTTTTTGCGAGTTGCAAATCAAAGAACCACTGTTTGTACTGAGGATTGGAAAGATCAGGCAACGGACCATCCTTTGTACCAAGTGCACCCTTGGAGACACGAGGTAGTGTCGAACCGACATTAGGTGGCGTATACATCCATCCACAACCAAGGTCTGCATTTGGTTTTTTTAGTTTCAACAGTTGATCAATGGAGGATTTCGAACAGGTATTGGCTATTTCAACAAGTTTTGGATCGGGTCGAAGTGCAGGAACAGGAGGGGATTGGTAGGTGTTCTTTTTTGGATTGTTATCCAAGTCCAAATCATCCACGGTCTGTGTTACAGTCATAAGTCTATTACCAATACCGGGTGCATTTGCACGATTTTCAAGAGGTCCTAAAGGAGAAGCAAATGCTTCTGCAAAACGGGCAAACATTCTATTGTATTATCTTTTTCTATTTATTACATAATTATCAGTATATGATAAATAGAAATATAGTATCAAACCTTTCTTAATAGTTATTGTCAGGACGAAGCTGCGGAAGCGAATCCATTTCACGAGTGATAACACGGAAAACAAGATTCAGTTGCTTATTCAGATCAATGAGACGGCAAGGAGATTGGAGGGAATAGCCAAAGTTATTCAGAACATTTCCAATGTTGGTGGAGGTAATGAATGGGCTTAGTGCCGTTGAACCGGTAGATGGATCCTGGTATCGAGCCTGAATGACAATGAAATTGGCATAACCAACATTATTGGTGCCATCGGCAATTGTTCCAGGAGCATTGCTATATGCAATGTTCACGACAATATGACCCTCTGGACGATTGATCCAATTTGAAAAAGCACGAAGAGCACCTCCATAGGTTGGATCATTTAATGCCGCATCCGTGTAGGTATATCCACTAATTTGAATACGATCGCCTTTGCAAATATCGAACTTGCTAAAATAGGTAGTCGTGTTAATAAAGAAATAGTAGGGGTCACTGCCACTCAACACAGAATAGGAGGCTGAACCACCCAGATTGATGTTAAATGGGAAGTTCTGACCAGAACCAACCGCACCAACATTGGCAACAATGCCTCCAATATCAAAGGTATCAGGAGAGTCAGAGACGAGTTCACCATTTGGGCGACGAATGTCAACTGTCATCTTTTGAAGTGTTGACAAAGGAGTCGGGTAGAACTCTTTCTGACACTTTAGGAACTTAGGAATCATGGCCAAGAATCCTTTGGTACAGCTCGACTGGGCAGCGGTATCCGACAGCCATTGAGCATCGTATTGTAGAACACCAAAGGAACGGTCCAGGAAGTTATCTGTACCATAATTATTATTCTCCAATTCAGCTACACGAACAGTAATATAAGGGAAATTAAGAATGTTGTCTTGATACGAAGTGGAAAAGTTGCTACCATTGTAATCAATTGTAACGTCTAAGCTTTCACCAGGCATAATGCACTTCACCAGTTCAATACGTACGATATTCTTGAACTTCTGTTGAGACGCCAGGGTGGGGCCGAAGCTTTGTCCATTCGCGGCGGGGTCAAAGTTGACAGTGAAACTGTAACGATTTTCCTTGTTGTTTCGAAGCCAATCACGATCAGCGGAATAAATAAAGAGATTGCTTTCCAGTTCACGATAATTGACAATTTTCTCTTCGCGTACGACATAGTTCTGGGGAAGGTCATTCTTGGTAGGAGAGGCAAGCAGTGGAGCAACAATTGTAGGATTCGAATTCGCCTGACCAAGATCACGTGGAAGAGGTGAACTAGTCATGGTATCGAAGGATCCGATGGGAGCAAGAAGTAATTCTCGGCGGTCTGGCATAATAGCAAGAGTGGTGTCGTTTACCTGTCCGCGAGGTTGCTGAAGCATCTGTTGACGTTGGACAAGAGCAAGCTCCGTGTTACGATTCTGCATATCCTGTTGTGATCGGAACATGCTATCCGCGGAGACACGTGTCTGAATACCTGCCTCGGCCTTGAGCATATCTGCATTTTGTTGGGCAGAGCGTAGTGCCTCCATTTCTCGTTGTTTCTTGGCACGCTCAAACATTTCTGCCGCAGGCGGTCCATCTTCGTCGAGGGAAATACGGAACTCGGGTACGGAAGGCGGTAGAGCTTTCATTTCGTTGCGATCCTGTGTCAAACGCTCGAACCGAGTGGAGGTGTCTTGGAATAGACCCTCATCCATGACCGTCTTGACAGCAGATACATTCTTGGTGACATCTTTCCGTTGAAGATACTGGGAGAAGTCCTTTGCAGTTGCCGCCAATACTTCTTTATTGAGAACAGGCAGTGGTTTTTCACCCTGCTTTTGATAGACCTGATCCAGATAGTGATCAATGGTCTTGGTAAGTCTACCAATTTGTTGATCATCGAGTGGTGCACCAGTACGTTGTTGAAAGTCTTGTACTAAAACAGTCTGAAGAGTCTGAAAGTTTCTATCACCAAAAAAGACTGGTTTTACCGAACTGTATCCTTGTGGTTGAACCGGACGTGACATTGCTAACTCTACTGTATAAATCTTTTATGTACTTTTCATCGTTCTGACACAAAGGATTTATTTAGAAGTGGATTCCAAGTGGTTATGTTTCTCGTTTATTCGGCAAATAGAATATTACGTAAATCGAGCATAAACTGATCTGATACGGAGTCTTTGCAGAAGTCTTCAAAGTGAATACCGCGAATCATGCAAATGAGGAAATATAGACTAAACATGCCACATTCTGAATTGCCATATTGGAAGCGTCGTGCATTAAAACCCAACTGACATTGGTGGATTTGAAGTTTGAAACTACGCATAAGGCGTGCAATAAGAGAGGGCGTCTTGTATCCATAGGAGTCAAAATATCCCACAAATGGTTTCTTGATACTTTGAAGATTAATATAAAGTGCAACCCAGTGGCTACCACTCTTGAAATGGGGATCAAGGTTAAACACCATACCGATTCCCCTCACGCCTTTCGCATATTCCTCTTTCAAGTTTAATGTACAAAGTTCCTTGTACAGGCATTGAGGCGGTCCGCCTTTCTGATATGGATCGGGTGCTGAAAAATCAATAGGGAAAACACCAAGGAACTTGAACCAAGGAATGGCCTCTTCATACTGCTTCATGACCGCGATGATGTTGTAGTTGTCAAGCCATTGATCGGGATCAGCCTTCCAGGCTTTTGGCCTTCGAGGGCGAAGATACTGTTTACGGAGCTGCTTCTTCTTCTCTTCTTCTAATGGTACTTTGTCAAGAAGACAGTGATCTTCTCCTTTTGAACAGCCAACCGCATCGAAGACATTTATCGTTTTTTTAACATGTAGCTTTTTGGAAATATTCGAATAAACATCCTTAGGAAGACAGGTATCCTTTTGCTTACGTGTGGAACCCGCAGGATTGCACTTACTAAAATCCGCGAGCAATAGTTTCTTTTTACGCTGGGTTTTCCCCATGTTTGCTAAAGAGTACGGAGATAATAAAACGTATTCATCAAATAGGAAAACAATGGAAACAATGGAAACACAGCAAATCTTTAATACTTCTGTATCGGATATGATATTGACGATTGGTGGACAAATTCTATTTTTATTGGTTATTGGCCTTGTTGTCTACTTTGCAGGGTCAACGTCCTCACCCGTGGCATCTATTATTCAGAAAACGATGAAGACAAATTCTCGTTCATAAAAAATAGGATTCTATCGTAGAATGTCTGGAAACTCAACAAAAACAAATACGACTACAACTGCAGCGACTGGAGCGAATGGAGCGTCTGGGCCAAGCATGTGGGATGAGTTTAAAAAGAAATGGCTCGGCGTGACTACCTTTACTGTTCTTGCCGCGGTTATGTATGGATTATCCTTTTGGTCAATGTTAGATTTTCAAGGAAATGCGGATCGGTATAATCAATTGAAACCGTATCTTACCAAGATTGGACTCTACACTTTATTCGCGACGATCGCGTTATCGGTAGCTGCTCTTCTATACTTTATTCAAGACCCACAGAAGGCCATGTATGCAATTCTTGTGATGTCCTGTATGGCGGTAAGTATGTCATTTGGTGCTATCGCTGTTGCCGCTATTTCTCGGTAATCTGCCACATATTAGGAATAGAATGTTGCAAACGGAGTCTCATTCCACTTCGAGTTTGAATTTGGGAAATACCATGAAACCGAATGACACATCGAATTGTGTCACCTGGTTTTAGTTCCATCATTTTACAGGTGCTACCGTCCTTTTGTTTCACAACAGCAGTTGGGTACACGTAAATACAGAGTATATTTTCATTCAGAAGAAAATGGAATAGGTTACGAATCGATTCATGAGATTCATTCGAGAGATTCAAAAAACTTTGCTGATGAATTTCGAAGGTGCTAATTAAGTTTTCCTGAATACAGAACATTTTGCTTTGAAAGGTACCGTGTTCGGATACATCTAGACGAAGACGAGAGTTCTCAGGATTATAATCAAGAATGGTCAGAGGCGGTGTCATTACTGCAACGTCATGAATATCGATTGATGCATCTTTGTACGCAAGACGAGCTAGAAGTTTCCCATATTTATCGGGAGTAAAAGGGCTCAAGTGGATATTACAGACTTCTAGAGCTTGATAGGGAATGGATAGAATCATATGATAAATAGTTACTCTATCTTCCTAAACGTCAGCTCATTTTAAATGCCTTGATGTCTTGATGTCCTGATGTCCTGATGTCCTGCTATCCTCCTATTTCTGAAGAGCGGGGACATAGAAGGTCGTTCGACCATCACCAGAACGATAGGAAACAACTTTGTTTCCTTTTGGATCCGTCTCTTTGTCATAAATCTTTCGAATCGAAACATATTCTTCTTTTTCATTTTCACGACGTTTTTGTAATACAGAAAGAGTCAGCTTGGAAATGGCTTTGGAAGAGGCAAGAATTCGATGCCAATCCTTCGAACCCAGAGTCGCAATCCTTCGTTTGGGAGAAATCCCTGCATCATATAAGATTTCAGACTTGAGAATGTTACCAATTCCAGAGAGTGCCAAGGTTTGATTCATGAGAACTTCTTCAATTCGCAAATGGGGGCGAATGGAAGGGACTCGCTGTAACACGACGGAATCAGTCGTAGAAGGATTCAAGACATCTGGTGCAAGACGATCTATTTCTTGAACAATTTCCATGATATTATTGGTGAAAGTAAGTGTTCCGAAATTGCGGAAGTCATCAAAAATGAGGGTATCTCCATCGAACTCAAACACAACATGGGGTTCGGAGTCAAAAAGGGGACGGTCCTTTCCAGAATAAAACCATCCTGTCATTCCCATTTTGGCGATTAGACACCAGTTGTCTTCAAAGAACAAAAAGAGAACTTTCCCCTTCTTGTAGACTTGCGTCAGACGCATGGGAAGCCGTTTCTGAAAAGCGACAAACCCAGTACCAGGTCCGTGCGTTTTATATCGTCCTTTGAGGATTCGAATCGAACGAAGACGTTTTCCTCGGAAATGTTTCCAAATGTATTCTGCAAGAAAGCTCGCCTCAGGGCCTTCTGTCATCTTACTATTGTCATATAAATTAAATAGGATATAGTATTAGAAAATGCCAAAGACACGTAAACATTATGGTCTACGGAATAAGACGCATCGGCGACGTAAATCGGTTCAAACCAAGAAGCGACGAGGAGGCAGGAACAATAATAACAATAACAATCAAAACTACGCAAATGCCCGTAACAATGTGTTCAACTATAACAATGACGACGAGAACGTAGAACCAGTCATGACAAATACCGATGAGGTATGGATAGCCAAAGCAGATGAACTCATTGATCAAGGAGATATATCAGACCGATACCTGGGAGAATATCCATTTGGTAATCTGAATCTGGAAGATAGGAGGGCGGTAGATGATGCAAAGGCCGAATATCTTCAATGGAGAAAGAACCGTGATAATCTCTTAAGAGAAGTACTAGATGGATATTATGTACAGGTTCGTAAGGCACTTGCGAAATACAAATACAGACGTCAACATGTATTAGTAGGAATATTTAAGGAAGTAGGTGATAAATTAGAACAAGATTGGCGGACTCTTGTACAACGGGAACGAGAGAGACGTGAAGTTCCCAATATTCATCCTATTGTGGCACCCGCCGCAGGAGGAAAGCGTAAGAAGACACAAAAGAAGACACAAAAGAAACATTAAAAGAATACAAGGTAGTATGTCTCTCTTCGTCACCTGTCCCCATTGCCAAGGCCACATTGAAATCTTGGAAATCAACTGTGCGATCTTCCGTCATGGTGTCTACAAACAAACAGGGACCCAAATGAACCCCCACGCTCCCAAGTCTGAATGCGATACAGTGGCAACACAGGGTCTCATCAATGGTTGCGGGAAACCCTTTCGGCTCCAGATGAATGAAAATCATGGATACGAAGCAATTGCATGTGATTACATTTAGTTGCCTAAAATAGTATATGATACTATAAAAATAAAGTATGATATTCTATCGATAATAAAACAAAGATTGGTTAAACAGAACAACATGTGTAGGTCTTTCCCGCAATCGGATTGCCAACACAGCCTCCCGTTTGATAGGTACAGACATTATCAGGGAAATAATAATTAAAGGTACCAAGTTCATTCGCACAATAATTGCACATCCAGGCACATCCAGTTCCTGCAGAAACAGAGAACTGAATGCAACTATTGACGTGGGTAATACCTACATGAGTATAGTTCTCATGAATGGCGGTAGTAGTCGATGCTAAAAGAAGAAGAGTGGCAAGGATCGATGCAAGCATATACACCATACATTTATTCTATCTTTAGATACCTGTCAAAGTCCGTTTAGAATAAATGACATAGGTGAGGAACAGGCCAAAGAAGTTCTTGGCAAAGATATCCAGGGTCGTGTATCCCACATTCTTCACAACAGGTGGTAACAAGAAGAAAACACCATACATTGCCCAAAGAGTGAACATCACAAAGAATACATTATTGGTCAGTTTTGAAAACCGTGCAAAGTTTTCGTAGATTATGAGGAATGAACCACATAATGCACCTGTTCCCAGTACGAAGGCGAGACCACGAGGGAGAAGGCCCAATTCAGCGAGGAAACCGAAGAGAAGCATAAGGAAGTTGAGGACGAAGATTCCTAACAGTGGTTTGCGATGCTGTTTAGCAAACTCCCATAAACTAAATGGTTTTCCATCCTCTGATGACAAAGCTTCTTTACTTTCGACAAAGTTCTTGAAGTAGAAATAGAGAGAGGTTGTAAATAACATAATGGGAGTAGAAAGGAACCAGTCATAATAACGGGCTTGTGTTAACGAGGCAAGATGGAACACCGTCAAAAATCCGATGTAAAAAATAAACTCAATCACCTGTACAATCATTTCCAATGTTAGAACCTCTCGTAAAATGACATCGGTTGGAGCTAGAGGTATTGTTAATCCGTAGACACCAACAATGCCTGTTATGAATTGTATGAGTATAGAGATTTGATTCGAGGTCCAGACAATGGCACTCATGCTGTAGTCAGTATCTATTTTTAATTGCTATCATAGGTTTGAGGACAATTCCTCGCATAATGACCTGTTTTTCCACAACAATAGCATCGGAACGACCTATCTTCTCCTGATGAAGATACTACCATGTAATTCCCTCGGCAATGATGTTCGTGGCGATCACAGGTTTCTTCATCTGAGAACTCCTTATCACATTTTCCACAAGCCCATACGATATCATCTGAATCATAATCACTATCGCTCTCCGACTCCGAAGCAGAATCCACATCGATTCGATATCCATGGACGTCAAAGGTTGCATAACAATCTCTTACAAAATGGCCACTACGACCGCAGCGTTTGCATTTATCATTCGCACTCCATATTTCTGCTTGAAGGGCTTCCACTTGAAAGCCATCGAGTTCTATGTCACAGTAGGAACCACCTCGTACATTATCAATTCCATACTTGGACATATATTCTTTGGTATATTTATCCTCGTCAAACGTACTGACATTGGAGATAATTTGTTCCACGCCAATGGGACGGTATTTTTTTGTCCACGCCGACCCCTCTCCTCGCAAGTGTTCTTCATATCGTTTCATGGGATTCTTGGATTTACCGATGTAGTATTTTCCACCCTCCAGACGGAGAATGTAGATATTCGTTGGAGAGGGTTGTGCCATGATGCTGCTCTTGCTTCTACTTTTTCTGCACTTCTGCTTCTCACCTCGCCGATTTCAATTTTTCTTTGCAAAGAGTTCCGTGTGCAGCTCCTCAATCATACGACTACCCGTCTTTTCACAGAAGGCAGGAACGAGAGCATGAATCAGAAGACAGACGCTACCGAGTGCCATTTTGCCCCCGAGGTAACACGCTCGTTTCAAATGCTGAGTATAGGTCATACCCTCTTTTTCAGGATGCTGATGGAATAAAAAATACATAGGATTCATGGTCGGGATATCTTTCTGATAGTCCCATTATTTAGATTTTCTACCTAAAACTCGATCACGTTGTGTATATAGAAAAATGAATCTACTCGAGAAGTTTGCAAAGTATTATCATAATACACCTTCCTTTCATTATGTAAAACAGCGATTCTTTGCTAAAACGCCTCTGGTATTTGATCATGTGGCTCATCGTAGTTTTGGTTATGTTCCCATTTTATCCTATTATTCATCCCTTGGTTTTAAACAACAAAAGGATTTGTATCACTTTCCACATATGGGCGTTCATGCAATTTGGCTAAAACATTCCAGTTTCCGCGTGTTTTTGAGTCAATATGAAGAGCCCATGTTTCAACAAATCCGTTCGTATGACGATTTTCGACGTATTCAAGCACAAAATGATTACGTAGCTTGGACACTTCTTCATAAAGATGATATTAACCACGTAG